TATTTATTTTTTGTTAATTGCTTCTATTATTATATTCTCCGTTTATATCAAACCAGTCGCTTTATCTGGATTTTCATTAGCCCATTTTATCCATCTTTCAGCATAAGGTTCAGTCTTATTATTTAACCCAAACACTTCTCTTACGATGATATATCCTTCACAAATCGACTCTTCCATATCTTTTGTATTGTTATCTACATCATCTGCATCTAATGGTCGAAACACTGTTTTGGTAAAATATCTTCTACCATATTTCTTTGTTGTAGTGATTTTATTTATCTTATCCTTATATAACTTCCATACACCAGATGAATCTTTGTTAATCTGTCCTACATAATCTCCTACGTTTAACATATTGTCTCCTTTCTTAATTTCGCATGAAACGAAGTTTTCTTTCTACTTCCAACCACTACAATCTCTACAACCTAATGCATATACATCACACTCTTTAACCGCACAAGTTTCACATTTATATGGTTCTCTGTATGATGTAATTTTATCTTGTAGTTCATTAATTTCTTCCATAATAGTATCAATATCTTTTAACTTAATTCCAAAAAGAATCTTCTTCAATTCTTCATACATAAGTTTTTTCGATACATTTTTATCACTCTTATTTGGTTTATATTTAAAATCATATTTCCATTGGTCTATTTCTCCGCATCTACAATTCTTAACAATTGGGGAATCTGCTATTGGATGGCAACTGTTATTATTTGAACAATAATAATTATTTCTCACATAATCATGTTCACATCCATATTTACAAATATCACATGATACGCCCATATAAATCTCCTTTCCAATTTACCAAATTTCATTTACCGTCTTATCAACAATTTCTCTCATCGCTCCACCTGTCATTTTGTTCATTGTATCTGTAACAAGACATGTGATCTCTGCTCTTATCCGTTTATTGTGACGAGTACATGATTTTGAACAATAATTGTTCCTTCTACATTTTTTACAGTTGCCATTTAATTTCCACTGTTCATTTTCCTGAATCTGTTCCATAATATTTGTATGTTCCTTTCAAAGTTATATATTCTGACTAATATTCTTCTGTCGCTTCGTCATATTCTCTTGATAAATATTCAACTAAATCCTTATAAATATCTAATTGATGGTCGTATAAATAATTACATAATTTAATGTCACTATCAAAGAACTCCTCAATAGCTGTAGAATTAGCCCATCTATCAAAAGCACTTCTTGTTGAAACTCTAAGCATCCATCTGTTTTTAGTTCCACTATGAGGTTCTACTACCATAAAAATAACTGTATCTGTTCTTGCTTCTAAATGACCTTCATATTCGTCAATCTCGTAATTCTGACCATTATTCATTTGGTCATTCTCAAACCATCTTCTTATATTTTCCATTACTTTACCTCTCTTCCAAAGAAATCGAACTTTACTGTGATATTTCTATTTTAATTTCAGTACCTTCATAATTACCTGTTATTTGCCTTTTTGCTACAGATATTCCCTCTTGATATTCATTGATAACATTTTCTAAATATTCCATAATATCATAAAAATCTTTAAGCAACCAAGGATGTGTATAAGATATATGAATTCCATCACATAAAAATCTCCAAAGAAAATCTTTTGCTTCTCTTTTACAACGCCACTCCTCTTCATATTTAAATTCCATAGAACCAACATAATCATAATATTCAAAATCATCAACTACTATATCTCTATTAGTACAGCCAAAATCTTCGACATCCCTTAAATTGTAATCACCGTCTGTATATAATGTATAACTAATATTTATTTGCATCTTTTCACCTTTCTTCCTATGAAACCTAACGTTAATGTGGCAATAAATACTCTCTTTCCTCTATATAAAATTCTTTCTGCCACCTATCCATTAAGTCATAATGATTTTGTTCCATATAACAAGATGAACCATTATATCCATCGTATTCTTTCCAAATAATTTCTTCTGCCAAGATATGTAACTCCTTGTGTGATAACGATTTTAGAAAGTCTCCAAATGCCACATAATTTGTTCTCTTGTCTAACACTTTTTCAAGTTTTGTTTTTCTTTTAAACATCTTTTTCACCTCGTAATCTAAAAGAGAATTTTATTTAATCTGATAACATTTTTAATATTTCTTTATGAACTTCTGCCATTTTAGAGCGTGTAATATAATATTGACAATCTTCACAATCAGTCTTACAGACCTTCTGCTCTTGACATAAAACATCTTTTTTTAAAACTTCTATTATTTCTTGTTTTGTCATTTTTTATTCTCCTTAAAATGTAGCACCTACATATATCTCAAATTTATTATTCATTAATTTCATAATAAACAATATTCTTTCTTTAATCATATTGTCTCGATTTCTATATAATTATCGTGACAAAATGTACCATATGGGACTTGAACCCGTGACAACTCGATTAAAAGTCGAGTGTTCTACCAACTGAGTTAATGGCACATAACTAGGCTGGTGGGATTTGAATCCACGAATGACAGAATCAAAATCTGTTGTGTTGACCACTTCACCACAGCCCATTAGTCGGGTGTTTTTGTATCTATGTTAAATTAAACATATCTAAAACGGCATACTTCGGTGAACTGTGTAGAAGCAAGTTTTGTATCTATGTTAAATTAAACATATCTAAAACCTCAAATCACACAGATACTATTAACATAGATTCTGGTGAGTACTGTTAATTTAACAACCTAACCATTCAGGTGCAAAATCACCTGCAATCTTTCGATTGATTAAGTAGCACTTAGGCTACTTTATTATTCTCCGAATCATTCTTATTCTGTTCATACTTTTTAGAGATACCATAATATTCTCTTGCTTCCTGCTTACTCTTTTCAGTAACTTGTCCAGTTTCCATCCAAAGAGTTGACATTGCGATATTTCTGGCGGCATTGAAGTCGGCATTAAAACCAATTTTCTCATATTTTTTATAACTATCACAATTCTCATTTGCACATTCAAATACTGACTGTGACTTTCTCTGACCAAACTCCCAATTACCACATACACTGCAAATCTGTGATGTATAACAAGGATTGATTTTTCTTACTTCAATTCCGTACTTAGCTGCTTTATATGTAATATAATCTTGAAGCTTATAATAACTCCAATTTCTCAGGATAAAATCGCTTGTATCATATCCTGTTAAATTCTCAATATTTATGTATTTAGCATTATGTTTTAAAGCAAAATCAACAACTCTTTTACTTATCATATGACAATATGTTTCAACAAAATGTGCCTCTGCTTTCTGTAATCTTTCTAATGCTTTTAGTTTCTTTGCTCTACCATGACCGCCAGAAGTATTTCGTAATGACTTCTGTAATCTTCTTCTTTGAGCTTGCATTTTAGTTCTTATTCTTAAAAAGTCTTCTGCATTTCCAATTGCCAATCTCTCATAAAGATTATTATTCAAGGCACACATAGCAGGAACTGCAATACCTAAATCAACACCTACTACTGTATTTTCGTCTAACTCTCTAAGTTGTTTTGGAATAGATATTGAAAGATTCAAAATGATTGATTTGCCATCAATTTCAATGCTACTTCCTTGCACTTTATAATTCTCTTCTAATATATTTTGTACAACGGATCTTAACTCTAATGACCTATGCGGATTGCCAAACACAACCTTAAATAAAATTTTATTAACCCACTTAATATATACTGCTAAATCAGAATCGTTAATCTTATCTAAGAAATTCTGATAAGTTTCATATTCGTGATAAAAAGTTAAGTTTCTACCTCTTGTAATAAGTGGATTGGTTCTCTTATAATTAGTTACTGTTCGTTCACCTTTAGCCAATCCATTCTTTAAAGCTGTGCTGAAATCCTGCTTGACCTTTTGAGTAACGGCTGATGGTGTGTCTACACCTGTTGCAAAATCAATATCTTTTAAAATGATATTAGAGTTTGTCATTATTTCTTTCTGTCTTGCCTTAAATTCTTTATTCTTAATATCACGATTGTATTTGTAATATTCACTCATAAGCTGTCCCATAAGTAAGTTACAAGCTTGATACTGAGCATACTGTCCATTTCTAATAAAGTCATACACTCTATTAATTTCTTCCTTATCTCCTACTGGAAATAATTTAATTTTTCTACAAATTGTCATTCTATCGTTTCCCATAATTTGTAAATCTCCTTTTATATTTTTTTGTAATTTTAAATATCTCTAAAACGGCTGTAATATGGTACTTTTGCCGACTTTCGTTTTATACCTATGTAATTTTAAATATCTCTAAAACCTCAAAGTTATTACACAGATTTTCATGAGTTGCATTACACTCACGATTCGGCAGTAAAATCTACCGCAATAGAATTGATTTTAATTTCATTTATATATTCTTTTAATGAGATGTAATTTTATATACTTCTAAAATTTTATAACTTATGTCGATATATATTATGTAATTTTGCTAGTATGTAACTATACTTCCAAAACAACTGAAACATCTCCTCTCTGTTGCCAGATATTTTGTTAGTATGTAATTCCATATACTTAAAAAACTTTGCTCAATGATAAAACCAGTTGAGGTACATTTTGTTAGTATGTAATTTCATATACTTCCAAAACTTATACTTGACAACGCTACCACCCCTATACATTTTGTTAGTATGTAATTTCATATACTTCCAAAACCTCAAATTACATACAAATTACATACTTTTTAGTGAGTGACATAATCCTCACTATTCGGACTCAAAATAGCCCGTAGTCAAAAGACTAATTGTTATAGGATAAACTGGCTTGAATTAGCCAAATAGATTTGTTACAATAGAACAAATATAGTTTATCCTATATTTTATTCTCTGTAGAGCAGATTGTTAGGTCGCCAAACTTGTGCAATCTGTTCTCTACTTAATATCTTCCCAATCAGCTTCATCCTTATCATTAGTAGAATTCATGAACAAGTGAATATATAATTCAATAATTCTCTCTTTTGATAATACCTGTAATTGCTTTCTTAGTTCATTTCGCTTATTAACGTCTTTATCCATTTTATTATTCTCTCCTCTTTTCCTATTGAAACACGGATTTAGTTGCCAATTATTTCATCAATGTACTTAATAATATTTTCATAAGACATTATCTGTCCTATAATTGTTTGCTGCTCTATAATATTCCCTTTTATTTTTGTACCTACAAGTGAAATATGAAGAACTTTGATACATCCTGTTATATATTCTCTTAATTTTAACAATTCGTTCATTTAACACCTCATTAGCTGACTGACCGCTTTATCGTCTAAAACTTCTTTTTCTGTAATAGTCCATTGACATCTAAAATCTCTATCTGCACATAATGAAGTAAAATCAGCATAACTTTGAATTTTATCTGGTTTTGCCGTTGATCTATAACACTGTCCTCTTCTTTCGCAAGTTTTGCTTGTACACATTGTAATATCAGGCATTTATAATTTCTCCTTTCTTTGAATTTTTTAAGAAATTTATGTAATTATCAAAATCCATCTTAATATACTTATAATTAACATCTTGTGATGGACTATAATTCTTATCAATAGCATTCTTCTGATAATTTTCCAACCAAGTCGCCAATTCAACATCCTTTTCGGTTCTGTAAGCATATGCTGTTAATGCCATTAATGCTGCCTTGCATTGTATATATAATGGGTTATTTATATCTAAATACACATCCACGAAATCCTGGTATTCCTTTATATCAATATCCTCTATATCATCGGCAACATTTTCTTTAACAAATGATAATATTTCATCATCACAACCCGTATTCTGTTCAGATTCATTATCATTTGTTACCTTATTATCAGAAGACTCTATATTATTCTCTGTTTCAGTTGTATCAATATGTAAAAAATCATTCATAAGCCTTATAAGTAAATCAATCTTACCTACAATAGTTGTCTTTTTCTTGGTCTGTTGATCCTTAAAGTCAGCCATTGATATACCATTGATTTCTTTGTCTTTGAGTTCTATGTTATATGCATTTAAGAAATCTACGAAACGACTATCTTCTATATTATATGTAGTAAATTTATCAAACACTGAAATCCACATTGGCATTGTTGTAGGTGTAAATAATTCCTTTGATAAATCTTTGTTATTATCACCTAATGCTAGTTCCAATCTGTTAAACTGTGAATTCAATTTTAAAAATTGCTGTTCTGTTGTATTTTCATTGACGAATTTATAAATCGAATCTAAACTCGCTCTCCACGATTCACGAAAGAATAACAACATAATTGATTCAACAACAACTCTTTCAAGTTTTCCTTTAATTGAATTATTATTTGTAAACTTACCGCAGTTTTTGAAAAATGAATTTTTTTGAGAAATCTTTTTAATATGTCCAGCAATATCGGCTGATACGTTGAGTAATCCACCCTGTTCTTTATTCATACTTGCATGATTATTGTAATCACGAATATGATCGGCAATCTGCTCATCGGTACAATCAAAAAACTTTGTTACATTAATATTAAAATTATTAAATCTTTTCTTTAACTCATCTGGTAAATCTTTATAATATTTTCCAATAACATCAAAAACTTTCATTTCATACTCAGGAAATCCTTCTTCATCAGGCACACGATTTCCATTATCATCTAAAACATAATCTCTATACTGAATTAAGTGTCTTTCCGCTCCTGCCGAACCAATCTTAATTCGATTCTCCTTAAAAGCTTCTGCATATGAAAGTCTCTGCAATCCATCAATCAAATATGATATAGTTAATCCCTTTTTCTTCTGTTCACAAAGTATAATTTCAGGAATTGGAAGATTGCTAAGAATACGACAGAAATATCTATTTGCTTCTTCCTTACTCCATTGAAACGGTTCACGCTGCAAGATATAGTTGCAATTCATATCCCCATTTTTTTTATCTTGTAACAACGAGTACATACTATATTTATCCATTCTGTAATTTTCAGATTCGCTAATTTCAATAATTCTATCTTCCATATTTACCTCCATATTATAACCACCATCATTTTTATTTATTGAGAACATCGAAAGCCCTTTGTTCATTTTTATTGCTTTCATTGCACTGTTATATTCTCCATTAGAAATACCTAATTCTTCTTTGATTTTCTCAGAAGGAAAATCCTCCATCCGCATAAGCAAGATATTTTTTTGTATTTTAGATAATGAATTGAGAAACTTTTCTACTTTTTCATCAGAATCAAAATTAAATTTACATTCATCTTCTATATTTATTCCTGAATCTAATTTCTCTATTAAGTTATTATCATCTTCCGTATGTGCATCTAATGAGATATTTTTAATTATCGTTGGAGTGCCGTTTTCGTCATAAATTATTTTTCCTTTTTCATCCGTGACAAGATTATTTCTTTTTAGTCGAAATCTATTATCTCGCATCCATGTATCAAATTTTCTTTTAATGTTTCCTGTTAAATATGTTTCAAAATTTGCTTTCTCTGAATTAAAACTATACACAGATTCCATTAAGCATTGTATAGCGACATCATATAAATCATCATATTCATACATATCAATCTTCCCACGCCAAATCTTGTGACATAATTTTTTTAATTTTTTGTTTTCATCATCTGAATAATCATTAATGATTTTCATCATCTCAGGATTACTATTAATAATCCTCATCATCTCTTTATTAATCATTTCATCTACCTGCCTTTCGCAATTCTTTATTTATATATTCACCGAAAGACAATTCAGAATTCATAACTTTAATATGTTTAGTTTCTCTTTTACATTTTGGACACTTACAATATCTATCATGTCGATTTCTTTCTCCTGGTTGAAAACTCATAGTCTCTACCATTGGAATTAAGCAGTTTTTACATATCACCATAATCAATCCTCCAATATATCATTAGCCATTTTCCAATATTCCGTTCTTCCCTTGTAATCATCGCTAGTGACTTTACTAAGTTCTAATTTTATCTTCTCAATGTTATATCCTTTGGCTATTGCTTCTTGCATAACCTGAACATATCTTATACACTGCTTTATTCGTTTATGTTTATCACGAATATCATCAAGCAAATATCCTATTTTTGCCACTTTATGAGCTTGTGGTTTCTTACCATTATGTACTTTCTTATACTTCTCTAATGCATGATTAATATCACTTTCTGCACTATCGCACTTTGATAGTTCAGTATTTAATAAATTTTTATATGTAATAAGTTGATTGTCGTCCCAACCTGCTAACCCTAAGATAGAATTGGCTTCTGACTTAATCTTATCTAATAAAGCATAATCGAAATTACCTTCGTCTCCTGTATAAACATTTGCATTTCCTCTATAATAAAGAGATTTATCAGATTTCTGTCCTGTATCAACATCAATAAGATTATATTTCTTAATCCATGAATATTTCTTTCTACTGTTCTGCACTAACGACCTCGCTTGTTTGTAAGTAAACTCCTTTGCCATAGAACTTGAAGTCGTTATCATATACTCACCTGACTTCATAGGATTTTCCATAACATAATTCTTTCCATCTGTTAATATAAACAAAAAATCACTCCTTTCTGATTTTTGACGCACTTTAATAAGCCTTGGATATACCAAAGAAATTAAAATGCTATTAAATTGTGATAAAAAATTGGAAATTTTGCTGATATGCAATTGACTTTTATAACTATTACTATGTATAATTTGAATGCATACTGATTATTTCCCCCAAGAAATAGATTTTGTATGTTGCTTGACTAGCCAGCTACCAACTTTCTAGTCAAGCATTTTTTATTTCCTCTTCCATTATATTACTCCAAACATACGTTTGTGTCAATATAAAGCCAAACAAATATTCGAATAAATTATCTTAACAGAATGTCATGCATAATTCCTCTTTTAATAATATTCTCTATATCCTGTTCGGTATTGAATAGCTGCATATGAGGAAGATAAGTATCTTCATTCATAATAATTGTTTTTGATTTCCTTACTAATAAACATCCATCATCGGGTGTAGCAATCTTTTTTGTCGAAGTATTGTTGTCAAAATTCATTGTTAAGATAACTATATTTTTAGGATTTTTACCTTCGGCTTTTAATTTTTGCAACCTGTCAATGGCTTCGTCTATACTTGTATAATCATAGGTTTCTGTCTTCATGATATTCTCTCCTCTCATTTATATCATAGCCAAACTAATTTTCATCGCTTCCATAACCTTTAAATTATCTTCGTTTGATAATTCACCAATTTTAAATTGAATCCGATCTTTATCAATCGTTGTAATCTGCTCTAATGCCACAACAGAATCATATTTCAACCCATTAAGTTCATCCTTATGTATTAGTACATGAGTTGGTAATTCTCTTTTGGACTTTGTAGTTACAATAGCAATTATAGTGGTAGGGCTAAACTTATTACCAATATCATTCTGTAATATAAGTACTGGTCTTCTACCACTCTGTTCTGAACCTTTAGAATCATATTTAGTTATATCAGCGAAATATATTTCACCACGTTTAATTTCCACTATGTTAGCCCTCCTTTCTCTGTTTGTTCCTTTGATATTTTGTATTATATACTTCACTATATATATTGTCAAGTATTATTACAATTATTTTTTATATTTATTTTTTCTTTTATATATGGTACTCTATGTATATAGGAGGATTACATTCATGAAATTATCTATTCAAAACAAATTAAAAGAAAAAAATATGACACGTTACGAACTGGCTAAAAAAATAGGCGTAACATATCCAACGATTGACAAAATCTACAAAGGTGAATCAACTTCAATTAAATTTGATATTTTAGAGGCAATTTGTAAAGAACTTAATTGTTCGCCACTCGAAATATTAGATACTGATGACTATCAAATGAAGCGATTACTAACCTATGCAACTGAAATTAATAAAGCAAGTAAAAATAAGGACGACACAAATTAATCTGTATCGTCCTTTGCATATCACATATTGTTTAACACATCTTTCATACCAATAGCACCATTCGCATAATTATTAACTGTTGTATTTACACTGCTATGTCCCAACTGCTGCTGAACAAATGCAAGATTTCCATTTCTGTTCATTATACTAGCATAATAATGTCGCATCATATGTGGAGTGATGCCATTGCCATAATTTTCAAATATCTGTTTAATATTTCTTTCTGTTGTACGTGTACCGTTTTTATTTATAAACACAGCTTCTTTGTCTACAACATTATTCAATGTACTTCTGTATTCTAACCATTCTCTTAATGCTTTTAAAGCAGATCCACTAAGATATACTGTTCTATTTTGCAGTTCTCTGTACACACCTTTGCCAAGAATAGTAATGTATGGCATTTCTTCTTTTAAATGCAAATTAGACAAATCTAAACCTGCAAGTTCAGATTCTCTTATTCCAGTTCCTCTTAACACTCGAAAGATAGCAATATTCCTATTTCTTACACATTCATCCTTTTTCCACATTATTTTCTCTTCCATATCATTAAGCTGCTTTTCTGTTGGAAGTTTTTTTGTTAAATTATTTCCAGATGGAATTCCCTTATAGGTTACATCTTTAAAGAATCCATCTTTAATTTCAGTTCCCTTTACTCTACTCATATAATCCCAAAAGCTACTTATAATATGTTTCCTTGTTTCTAATGTAGTTGGCGACATTCCATTTTGTTCTTTTGTCTTTAAATATAATGTAATATCTTCTGCCATGATATCTGTAAAATCCGATGGCTCAATATCTGAAATATTTGTTTTATTAATAAGTTTCTCTTCAATAAACCAATTGAGCAAATCTACAATAACTCCAAGATAATTTAATGCACCTGCTTTGCTTTCAATTTTAACAGTGAAATATTTTCTCGTATATATAGGAAGATTCAACTCATCCAACTTCCTGTTAAGCTTCTCTGCATTTTTATTTTGGACTTCTATTTTATAACACATAATTATCAACCACCTTTCTAAAATCTCCTGTATAATAATTCTCTCTTTTCTCTAATGCTTTTGTATAAATCTCTTTATAATCATCACAATACCTTACTTCCATATTTTTAGTTTCAATTCCACCGCATAATATACAAGTAAGATCTTTAATATGAAATTTCTCACGTTGTTTCTTACGCTGAATTCCTCTTGCTAACATATTTTCTTGCATACATTTTAAACATATGAATCGACTTGCATGTTTTGGATTTCCGTTCTTATATCTACTCAAACATTATTCACCTCATTTTTTTGTAACAAAAAAAAGAAGCAGACAATTTCTGCTTCCTTATAATTAATATTTATTATTTCTTTCTTTTACTTTATCAATTATTTCTTCTCTATGATCTTTATAGTATTGATCTGAAATTTCCTTTACATGTATTTTATGTGCTTTCTCAGAACACTCTTCTGAACAATATGTTCTTCTAAGTGTTTCAAACTTTTCCCCACAAATAGGACAGATTTTAATTATTGGTGTATTCGATTCCTTACTATATCTTCTTTTATTCGAATTTTCATCTTGTCGTTTCTTTTTTTCTATTTTACATTGTTCACTACATACATTTATTCCATGGTAACTTGTAAACCTCTTACCACAAATAACACAATCTCTAATTCTTGGCATTTTTCCTTCCTTTCAAATCAGTCTTTTTTATACTTATCTATAATCGGTTTAAAAAATCTATCTTCTGCATCTTTTCTAGCTTTTTCTGCATCTTCAATTTTTTTAAATTTACCGAGACTATAATTCTTTCCTTGAAATCCAATTTGAGCAACCCATAATTTTCTGGTTTTGTCAAAAGAAACTCCTTTTATACCTGAAGTATTATTTTTTGAAACTTTTTGAGTTAAAGTTTGTACAATCGTTCCATCGACCTGTGTACGCTTTTTTCTATTTTCATTTAATGTTTTCCCATCTCTATGATTTCCACAAGTACCAACTTCTTTTGCTTTAGATACAGTTCTGTAGCACATTCTTCCACATTTTAGACATTTACATTTCCATATAACTTTTCCATTTTCATAGCCAAAAGGCTCTAAAAACAATAAATCTTTTACGATTTTCCTAGTCATATCTAATTTTCTTTTACAACCACAAGACTTAGACTTTCCTGAAATTAATTTTCCTTTGTTAATTGCTCTAATTGTCCCACACACACATTGACATGTGTAATACTTATTGTGTGACGAATCTGTTTTATCTGACAAAGCTAGCACAGTCCAATCACCAAATTTATCACCTATATTTATTTCCATATAATTACTTTCCTCTTGAAAACAATCTTCAACTGTCTTTATTTTACATAGTATCAACTTGGAAAGGAGCTTCTTCTAAGCTATCCAAAAACTAATTCATCAACCGTTATTGTCATTTCTACAGTGTACTGTCTTTCCATTTTTATCATCCTCCGTTCTGCTATTAGCAATTTTTCATCATCTTAATCTATTCCTAGCCATCCAAATTCCTCTACTATATATATGATTTTCTCCTTTTTCATTGCAGTAATCACTTTGGAAACTTCATTCTTTTTTACATCTAAAGTTTTAGATACATAATCTACTATGGCATCTTTTTCCATCTGCTCTCCTTTCAAATAATTATAAATACAGTCCCTTATATCAGATGTAGACACTACTGAATTATAGTCTACCTCTGTTAGTGAATAAATTTTTACAATTTTATTTTTATCTAAAGCTTTAACTTCATTTGCTGTTTCCATTATTTTATCGCCATCGTTCATTTTTACTAAATACATCTTATACCTCCTAATTTTACTTTGAAATCGTCATTTAATCAGCTAACGATAAAATATCATTTCTATCAAAGCCAATCAATTCATCAGATTCTATAATATCAGCCAATATATTAACAATTTCTTTTTGTGCTTCAGAATCCCATTCCATAAGCTCCTCTTTTATTATCTTTGCACCATTTGATTTTGCAATATAATAATCTTCTAGTGTAGCAAAGAAAAATTCATATTGACTATCAAATGGTGGCATTTTACTATTTTTCATATCGTTTAAATATTTTAATGTTTTTTTATTTTCCATCTACATTACCTCATTTCATCAATTTTTCAACTTCCTGCTTCATTATACTAATTTCTGATAAATCATACTGCTCAACCATTTTCTCTAATTCATCAGATAATCCCGTCATTTGTAATAAATCCTCAATGGCTCTTTCCATATGTTCATAAGCAAGATCCAAATTATTCCACACGGTATCTAAGTTATTTTGCGTTTTATTAATTCGGCTCATTTATATCACCTCAATCTCCTATTAGCCAATCTCTTCCATCACAAGATTTGTGTTCTTGGACAATTTCATCAGTTAATTTTATATTTTCAAAAAATCCACTATCAATTGCTGCACAACCATATGAACAATATTTATCTGTAAACCCAGTTCGTACAACAATAATTGAATTTTCAAGTAATGACTTACCACATTTAGAACATTCCATATATTTTACCACTGTTATACCTCGCAATTCTTTCACCAATTTATTCGTTACTTGGATATTTCTGTAATTGATTTACAGATATATGTCTGCAATCATCAGGATTGTCAGCATTATCAAATTTCACAATAGCTTCTTCATCACTATTCCATGAATATTCCATAAAAGTTCCTATAACCTTTAAGCCCCTATGAAATACTCTATCACCTTTCTTAAATTCCATTTGTATCACCTCATTCCATCACAGACACATCAATAACATTTAATCCTGCATCTTCTAAATCCTGTTCAACACAATATCTTAATGTTTCTTCTGAAGACTCATCATCATAGAATTCTGCTTCTACTTCTACAATGAGTTTCGCTTTTATTTTATTTGGTTTGTCTTTCATTTTACTCACCTCAATCTTTTACCTCTTCTCTTTGCCTACCATCAATATACCACTTAATTTTAAAATCAAAATCACTTTCTATTACATGATCAATGTATGACTCTAACTCGTTCAGCTTAATTATAGATACATTATCTATATCTATAATAACAGGATTGCCAGATTTTGTATTAACACTCATACCATTTGCATTATTTGTAATTGGTAAATAATTTATATATCCATTCGAATCATTTTCATTGTTTAAAAGAACTAAAGATTTCCCATCATTAGTTTTATAAATATCAAGTCTTTCCATTTACTTCACCTCTTATCTATCAGTTACAATTAAATTCTCTATATCATACCTGCAATCAATCCAATGTTCATATAATCCAATGTTTTCATCTGTTGGCTTCCTTGTTGCTGATGAAATATAATTATCAAATTTAGCAATTGCGTTATACATTTTCTCAAGGTCTTCTTTTGTGATCTCATCAGTACTTCTAAATTCTTTCACTATACCACCTCTTCCATTCTTCCAAGCAAATCATTCTTTACTTCAATTAAAACTTGAATTCTGTTTTGCATACTTATAACACCTATATCTCCATTACTCTTATAATATTTTTGCAATTCATTTTCACACCTATTAATTTCTGTATCAAGCTCACTAATATATTCTCTTATCTTTTTTCTCATATCTGGTTGATTTTCATACTGATACAGTTTTTGTAGTGGCTCTTGCATTTTTTGATTAGAATCTAAATCAGCTTCAGCATATACAAACATACACTGATTTTTTATAAATGGCATATCCCAATTTAATTTCTGTACCAAATTACCATTATTTTTCAACTTATATTTGTAATTAAAATCATATTCATCTTTTGTTACAAACACTATTCTTTTCATTGGATGATCTGCTATCACACATTTATATGCATACTTTTCTGTATAAAAATAATCACATATATTAAATTTATTCCAATTTATGGGAGCTTGTTTATCATTCATTATTTTATTCACATATCCAAGCATTTCATTTGGGCAATTTAATAAATATCCATAGCTATCTAAATTTTTATTTTCCATTTTTCTACCTCCAATCATCGCAAGAAAGTTAAATTTACTTAGCTATTTTTATTTCTCCATTTCCTGTACTTTCATCTATATTAACAGAATAATAAAATAACCCCATAACATAAGGCATTGTTGTAAATATTTTAGATAGACAATCAAAAGTATTTTTATTCATCAGTATTTTTAAACTAGCTGAAGATAAGTTATACTTTTTTATAACTCTAGCAATCGTGTCCTCAAGAATATCCGATGAAAGCTGTTTGTCTGATTCGTTTAAGAAAATTTCCTTTTTCTCTTCTTCATATATTACTATATATTTCTCTATTTTCTTTTTATCAATTTCTTCTTGTGGAGTGAATTCTATTTCAAATTTGCGCATAGTATTTTCCAATGTAGAAATGAATTCTTTATCGTAAAATAAAGACAAGTCTCTATTGTGTAAAAATTTCAATGAGTATTTTATAATATTCTGTTCTTCTTCTGAAAACCTTCCCACAATCTTAATACTCCTTTCAAACTAATTGTAAATTTAGATTTTTTTTACTTATTCCAACCAGATTTGCTCCATAAAATACTTCCGTCTGCATTGCAGCTTAATTCAATTCCTTTGTTCTTGAACCATAATTCCATCCAATCAAAGAAATCTCTTGTTGGGTTAATTATAAAGCTATCAACACTGCTCATACTTGGGAGCGTAATCTTTATTTGCGAATTTCCGCTTGCACCATATTCATCATATTCGTATCTAAAAGGACAACCTTTTAATGCAAGTTCATTGTTAAATTCTGTTACCATTTCTAATGTTATTTTCATATTTTATTTTCCTTTCTACAAGAAAACTTGGTTTCTTATGCTAATCTCCTACCAGTTTTTGCTTGATATTCAGCCCAACATTTATTAAATCTCCTTGGATTTTCATTTTTACTTCTAAGGAATCTTGCATATTTTCTTTTTAATGGCTGCATTTCATTTTTATAAACATCTTCATTAATCCAATTCCAAATATCCATATATGCCATGTCATATTTAACACCACGTTCAGGTTTCCATTCAAAAACATCAGCACATACAATATTGACTTTATCATTAAGATCAAGTTGTGTTGCAACAATATCAATAACTTCTTGTTTCTTCTCTATTACTGTAATACTTTTTACTTCTGGCTTATCTTGAATTGCCATAATAATCATTCCAATGCCAAGTCCACCAATGATAATATCTCCACATGCATTTACGCAAAAATCTAAATTAGTCATTCTCTCCATATCTGTATTAGACATAACACATTCACCGTTATGAAGTAATCTTATGTACTTACCAGGTGCAATCCCATCAAATCTAGCTCTAATATTGTCATCACTTATTTCAAATTTCTGTAATTTCCATCCGTTCAATTCTCTTTCTTCTAATAATTCTGACATATTTTTATATAAACTGCTCATATAAATACCTCCAATCTTCCAAAAGAAACTATTATTTCTTCCTATGTGCTTCATCCCATCCTTCAGGCTTTCTCGTGTCAAATCCATCCCAAATCTTGTTTCCGAATACCATACCACTGTGAGATTTACCTAATATTCTATCATATAACTCAGCTTCCTCTTTAGTAATCTCAATTCCTTTGTCGTATTCTCCTGGTGTATCATATTCATACTCTTTTGCATCAGATTTAACATAAAACTTAACCCAATGATTTTCCTGAGTAAATATATTATGAAACCATACTACGGCAGCTACCACTTTGCCTGTTTCAAATTCAGTTGTTACTTTTCTTTTAAATCGTGGATTATAAGCTGGATATGCGGGGAATCCATTTTTACGGCAATATTCTTTATCTTCTTCATCATATTTCTTTTTTAGCTGTTCAGATGGACACACATAATCTGTATATACTTTGTTACTATTTAAACCTGTCTCCGTTCTATGATAAATACCTTTAGTATCTGTATAACCACCACTTATAATTTTTTCTCCGTTAATATAATCAGTACCAAGTCTATCAAAATAGTGACGATTTCCATTCTCATCATACCTTGTAGAATATTTCTTCATATCATAATTATCATAAGCTGCTTTTGCAGCAGCTCCACCAAAAATTCCTAATGCTAATAATGCACCTAACATTTTACATCAACCTCCTTTCTACATATTTTTATATCTTTCTTCTCTCTTCTTAGCTTCTGATTTACTTAGAAATCTGTTTGGAATTGTGAATACAACAATCCAAGCTATAATTACACTAATTAATTCTATCATAATATTTACCTCCGTTTTTAAATTCCGTTCCCACAGTTACTATATTTTAATTCTATCATACAATTTTAAATCTTGCACTATATATCCAAGTGTTAAAATGATGCATATAAATAAGTCTTAATTCATGCTCAAATCCTTTAATGACATCTGATGCATATAAAAATCCTTTATTATATCCTTCATAATTATTATTGGGTTCAATAGTTATATAATCTCCATGTTTATGTACTTCATGTCCTCTTTTGCACATTTCCTTCTTAAATTCTTTGTAATCAAACATAGTAATCACCGTTCTTTCCATAAAAATAAGAGACTTGCTTTTACAAGTCTCTTACTATATTCTCTATTATTCTATTTGTTACTTTAACTCATTAACATTGCCATTTGTCTTAATATAATTATAGATAGGCATTTGTATCTTTAGCATAATTTCCTTTAATTTTTCTTTTGACAAATTATCATCTTGAGCTTTAATTAACTCTGCCGCCTCCCTTGGTATCTGAACACCATACTCAACAGAAAATATTATTAAAGCTTCTTCAAATTTTGTAACATTTACTGTTTCGACAGCATATTGAAACGCTTCTAATAACCCCAATTTTGTCATATTGTACCTCCAAAAATAATTATATACATATTATATCGCCAATGATAATATTTGTACAGCCTTTTCTCTTCCTTCAGAGATAGTTGCACAACTACACAACCTAATCCAACCATTATATTTTTGTGAAAAACACCTAACTTCATATTTTTGATTATATTTGTTAATTTCCAGATTGCCAGTATTACGATTTACTATCGCACATTTTGTTTTATTTACTTTAAATTCTCTTCTCATAATATCACTCCAATCCAATAAAAAAGACAGATAATATATAATTATCCGTCTCAATTTAATTAATATTATATTTTATTCTTAATTACAAAATTTCATTTTGTTTTTCTAGTAATATTAATAATGCACTCATTGTCATTTTTTGTATGTATTCATCTTTGTCTACTTCTTTTTCAGTTATTGGCTGTTCTTCATTAATAAAATCATAATTTACATATAATGTAACTCCTGAATTATCCTTACACCAAACAGCAACAACTGTGTCGCCACCAAATTCAGTAATATCTTCTTTAAGTTCTTTGATTAAATCTGAACATTCAAAACTAATTTTTATTCCTTGTTCGTTTATAAATGCCATTATTATCATTCCTCCAATTTTTTAATAAATTCAAACCCATTTGCTGTTGTTTTCTTTTTAGTTCCATTTTTACGATAGAACCAATCGCCTTTTACAATACCCTCTTCGACTATTTCTTTTGCAACTGGATGTTTTCTAGTTCCAGACCATTCTAAAAAAGCACATCTCCATTTCTCTTCAGTAGGCTTTTCTTCATTCTTTTTCTCTGCCTTGTAATCTGCAAGTAATCTATCAATTTTTTCATCTGTTAAATTTTCTATTCTGCTTATATCCAAAGAATAAAAATCTGTCTGATTATAATGATTACTTGTATGATGCCACGAAGAATACCTCAAACAAACTTCTTTTAAAACTTTCACAGGTAGTTTCTTAAATTTTTCCATTGAGCATTTTAATTCAATTTCCTGTTCTTCTATTGTATCAAAAATATCTGCCTTTGTCCATTTACTTAATGGTTTCTCCCCATTTGAATAAGCATCAACCGCATTGTTACTCATTGACCATCCGCTATATCCTGCCATATTCATCAACCTTCTTTCTTACATATTATATCACACTTTATTTCTCATCCTCAATATCTTCTAAGCTGTCAATTCCTAATTCTTCCATAATATCATCACAAAGACAACTTCCATCACATTCAGTTCCATCGTATATAACAGTCATCTCTTCAATATTTAAAACATAACGACTTTCTTTTTGTTGCTTAAATAACTTTAGTACCTGTCTTAATAAATATTCTTTCCTATCCATAAATTTTACCACCATTTCTAATAGTATCTAATTGTTTACTTAATCATAACACATAATACTTTTGCATATTTATCACCATACCAATCTTCAAAATCTGCATAAATATCACAATTTACCATTATAGTATTATTGTATTCTTCTTCATCCATCAGCTCATATAGACCTACTTCCATATCCTCAGTATAGTTTCCATATGGTGAATCTTCTCCTAATGATCTGCAATTATCCGTATGAAAATTACTAGGATAATATTTTCCATTACTCACTGCTTCATATACTTCTAATTCTATATATTTATTTTTATATTCTTCTTTTACATCCTTGATTGTCATTTCATCTTCCCCCTTTTGAAATTTCCGTTTCATAGGTTTATCTTATCCTTGCACAAGTTATAGATAATACCTCGCTCATGATATGGAACATATTTTAATTTTTCTTCCGCTTCTTTCCGGTCTTTCGCCAACAGATAACCGTCTGCAATCACATTACCTCCGACTTTTGCTTGCCAACTGAAAATTTTCATATTGTCAATTTTCTCCTTTTCCTTCATAATCAAAAATACTTGCGTTAGCATGGTTATCGAGAATATCTTCTACCATTTCGTGTACTTCAATTGCAAGTTTTTCCGTTTTGTCTGCTACAATTCCGTCTAAGCCACTAATTCTATCTAACTCTTTTGTAATGTAATTAATATTTCTTGTTGTTCTACTCATCTTATCCTCCATATGAAATCATCGTTTCATTAGATTTTATATTCTAAATCTACTTTATTTCCATCAAATGCATTCCACCGTATATCAATATGCTTTAAATCTAAGCACTTAGCAATTGTTATAGTGGCAGGAATATTATCGTTTCTGTTATTCACTATTGATATACTAGCCCCACAATACATATTTCTATACTCATTTAAGTTTATCTCTGGCTCGCCAGTTCTTTTATTCATATCATTAATAGATTCAAGAGATTTTAAATCGTAATCCCATTTTGTCTCAATAGAGATATTTGTTTCTTTTATAAGCTCATTAAAATCTGAAACATTGATTGTAACCAATCTTGTATGTTCTTTATCATATTTTTTAAATTCATTGATCATTTTATCTACCTCCGTTCTTACCAATAAATCCTCAGTTCATATTATTCTCAATTTCTTTTAGTCTCTCTTCTGAACCGCCAAATTCGTAACACTTACATGGTTCATTATCAACAGATACATCTTTCCCATATTTCTTTCCGAAACATCTTCCAAGCCATTCTTTTCTACATAATTGACAATTATGCATATTCATTTCCTTTGTTATGTGCATATAATTCACCTCATTTTTAAAATTGTGTTCTAATAGTTATTTTTAAGACATTATCAATAATTTTCCATTCTCTGACTGTATAATAACCAAATTGTCTTATAGCTTCATTTGCATTATTATATCTATGCGTATCAAAGCTATGCATATCATAAATTTTAATATGATTATCTCCTGTGAAATTTTCTAAAAATTCTTTTACTTTCATATATTTGCCTTTCCCTTGAAACTCTTGTTTCATACTTTGCATTCTTTGTATTCTCTTTCAGTTAATAGTCCTTCATCGCACATATCTTCAAGAGTTCTATATACAGCGTTTGCTCTCCAACTTGCATATGAAAAACCATCAAACTCTCCAATAAGTGCATCTCTGTTTTCTTCACTTTGTTTTTCTAATTTTTCTGCTAATATGGAATTACGAAAGAAATATGCTTTATACATAGCTGCTTTAATTCTAAGATTCTCAACTTCATATTCCTGAGAAACCAATTTCTCTTGAGTTTCTAATAACTGTAACCCCATATTCCCTAATGGGCTTCTTTCAATTCTGTTTCCAAAATAAGTATAATTCATAAATCATCACTCCTTAATCTACATGGATAATCAATCTGATCTGCCTTCCACCTACACAATCAATAATAATTCCGCTATCTATTGTGATATATTCTTCCGGATAACGACCAACTCTTTTAATTTCAGGTGCATCGCCAGTTTTCATTTTGTCATTGAAGAAATCAAACAATTCGTTCTCAACAGATTGTCTTGTGATTTCCATTACAACTTCGAATCCATCATGACAAAATCCTGTCTCATCTGATAACAAATCTGAAATCTCTTCAAGTGCATATTCTCTGTCTTTCTTGTACAGTTCCTCTAATTCATTTGGAATAATTATTTCCGTTGGAAGCTCATTGAATACTTCCATATCTCCATCTGTGTCCCATTTAATATTTATTGCCTTTAACATATAAATCACTCCATTTCTGTAAATCCATTTCTCTTTAAATACTTTATGTAATCTTCAATATCTGATTTCTTTTTAACCTCAATATCTTCTGAATGATAATATCCATAAAAAGCATTCGTATATACCTTATATGTTTTATTTTCCATATCAACGATGAGGTTATAATTGTTGGCACAATCACCACGTTTCTTCCAATTCTTATCAAGCCAAAATAGATGTAATCTCATGTCAAACCTCCTTATGAAATTGCTATTTCTTACCACTTAATTTCTTTTACCATAGCTATGTAGTATGGTTCAACAATGCTCACAAAAACTAATGTTGCATGTTCTAGCGGGTCATATAATACGCACTCAACTACTACTTCTATTTCTTTCCATTCAGATGCTTTCATAGAAATCCTGTCATCTTTCCGTGGTATGAAATCAAGGACTCCTAAATTGCATTTTGTTGCTTTATCAATCACAAAAATATTATTCATTCCTATCACTCCAATCTTCTAACAACTCATATACTTCGTCTTTATTGTCATACATATACTGACTAAAAACTTCATAAGCTCCATCTTTATCAGGAAATTCTTCAATGAATCTTTCCCACATTGCATCTGACACCACATTTTCATTGAATAATTTTCCATTATATTCAAGTTCTGCGTCTGCCCATTCTCCGTGCGAAATATATCCAATATCTTCAATCCCGCAATAATTTGGATATTCTTTCATCGGGAAGCTTGCTACACCATCTTTTACTACAAAATCTCTTTCTATTGTGCTTGTCATTTTAATCACTCTCCAATCTCTTTAAGAAACAGTTCTTTCTTTTGGTTTTATGCAACCTCTTTTATTTCCTTTATTGTTTCTTTCCAACAGCTACCAATCAATCCATAAACTTCATCAATGTCATATCCATGCATTTTACATCCCTCGACACAAAAGATTGCATATTTAATAGGTAGTTTCACATCTTTATCCAACTCTATTTCTAATACAGAACCACCGCCAGACCAAGGATCATATAATCCGCACATAGTTTCCTTTCCAAGAACCATGTAAGATTTTGAATTTTCATTCTTTCGTGGATCATATTTTCCCTTTTCGTCATACTCTTGGTTCTGTAGTTCGATTAAGTCAAATAAATCAAATAACGGCATTTTTACAAGAAAAGTTACAGTTGCCATATGTGATGGAAGATTTTCAAATTCCTGTATGCAGCTTTCAATAAATTTGTCTTTATTCTTATCTCTATCTACATAATATCCATCATCCCTATGTACTTGTTTACAAGCTTTTCTTAATGCAGTTGCCTTACCTTGTGTTTTTGCTAACCACAGCATAGATGACTCTTTATCAATACTTCCATCTCCTGAATTTCCATACCAATTCAGAACATTATCACAAACACAATCGTAATTCCAATTACCACAATCCACCATGATATTTACTTTGACTTCATTATTAAAATCCTCTGCATTGTAATAAAAATATGTATTTTCTTTTACGTATTCCCATATTTCATCAAAATTATCTGTAAAATACTCTTCCTCTTCATCTGTCAGTTCTTTACGAATATCCTTTTCAAGCTCATCTTCTCCGTACTCCATCGCATAATCCATAGCCCAATCAGCTAATTCATCATTAAATGCCTCTTTTGGATTATCATGTTCAAATATCTCTTTTAAAAAACTATCAGAAAGTTCTCTTTCTCTATAGTCAGTATAAATTTCTATGCCACCATCTTCATTTACACCCCACATTTTCTTTAATATTTCATCTATTCTGATTTTTAATATTTCCATTGTCATATCAATCTACCTCTCTTTCTTCCCATAAATCAATTAAACCAGGTAATACATAACCTAAATCTATCCAACTAAATTCATCAAACTCTTCAAGTTCTTTTAGTTCATCTTCTGTTGGAATTTCCGCACCCATAATTCGCCTTACATCATCTTCTGTTCCACCAGCTTCAAGTATTCTATGTAATGTCATTTCTAATGCACCAGAAATATCATCACTTCCTTTTACTGTGATTGCATTCCGTGACCAATATTCATTGCAAAGATGAAATGTCACAAGTGTTTCATTTTCTTCCAATAAATCTTTTAACTCAATCATTTCACTTACCTCCTAATTTTTTATATTCCTCAAACACTTCTTCACATCTTGCTTTATCACTACTCCAAAAAATCATATGCTATGCTTCAACCCATTCTCCATTTTCAAAATATTTATATTTCTCTTGGATTTCCCATCGTTTATTCCAATGACTTCCAATTCCTTCAACCATTCTGTATTGCCGCAACCGTACCATTTCATTCACCTCCTATATATCCTGATTTGCTATACTATCTAATTCTTCAACAATATCATTCATATCTGTGTTAGTAAGTTCTCCAACCGCATATAAGATTTCTGTCAATTTTTCATATGCTTTAGCACCGCCTTTAGTGAATGGTTGCCTTCCACCATCTTCATCAATTATTATCTTGTCTAAGAATGGCTTTTTACTTCCTAATGCTATTAAAATATCTTCTAACGTATTCATAATCACACCTCCATATTATTGTTAATCCAAGCATTAATCTTTGCTGTAATAGCTTCTGTGTTATCAAAGAAAATCCCTTTATACCAACCAACAAAAATCAAATCCCAATCATCACGAATTGAAATATAAACTTCCGTTTGTGTTTCATCGTCATTAAGACAACAAAAAATATATAAGTTTTCTATGTCTTCATCAGTAATTTCTCCGTAATCTTCCCAATCTTCAAATGTAGTCTTATATCCAATTCGCTTTATAGGTGTAACTAAATCACCTGACTTTACTTTAAATACACAGCAAAGATCGCCTATTTCATACCGTGAATCTCTTTGTAGTGTAATCATTTCGCATTCTCCTTTCCATTACAAAAGGCAGACACAATAATTTGCATCTGCCTTTATTTATTCTCTTATTTCTAATCAATCTCATCACATTCTAAACTATCAACATCCCAATCAAGTTCATCAATCGGCTTGTCCCATAATCCATTGTCGTCTGCAATATAGTTCATAATCCTTGCAAAACTACTTGCCTTAACCTTTTCCATTTCCTCTGTAAAATTATGAGTCGGCTGCATAGCATCGTCTGTTTCAAAGATATACACATCAACTGTGTTATCACTATTTACATTAGCCTTAATAAATCCAATCTCATTTTTATGGAAAATGAAAAATTCACATAACCTGTTATTACAATTCCAATCAAACGGTGTACTGTCGTTCCCGTTCATATAATAAATAGCTCCGTTTGTATCAAGCATCTCATCTGTTACATTAGGATACATGTTTCGTGCAACCTTAAAAATTCTTTCGATTTCTCTTTTAAATTCATATCCATTCATATTATTTTTCCTCCTTAACTTCTAAAATCTCGTATTCAACATCGCCATTGTCAAGTCCGTAAATTCGCTTACATTCTTCAACAGATGATACTGTACAGCTTTGTGTTCTCCATTCCCAATTACTCATTGCATCCCTATATCTAAATTTTATATTAAGCATTTGCATTTTCCTCCTTTGGAGTAATTAAACTCATAAGATTATCTCTAATATAGCCACAGAAAGCATCAATACTTCCATTTCCAATTGTCCAACAACTATCTTCATCATAATTCCAATGGATAATTACTTCATGCCCTGCCGTAATATTAGGTAAGTCAACATCTGACTTGCTTGCATATGAACTCTTTGAAAGAGCTTTGAGATATACATATCTTCTGATATTCTCAATATCTCTTTCTGTTTCTGCATTGAAAATCTCTACCAGATATTCATCAGAACATTCATCATAAATATCATATTCAGAAGCTCCATTTTTCTTATTATCAAGCCTCTTCAACTCTTTACTAATTGCAAACAGTGCTGATTCCTCATATTTCTTACACTCTTCTTCACTTCTAAATACAGTTCCATCCTCTGCAATATACTCTGTTCTTACAAGTTTCTCAATTGTTTCTGTTTTTCTAATTTCGTTTACCTTCATAATATTTACCTAACCTTTCTTATTTTATATGTTCTTCAAATTTCTTTCTAACAAGTATCCAAAATCCTTTATCTGTCAATGGCATTTTAGATACATCACATACCTTTCCACCGTCAAGATAATTTGGATTTCCATTTAGTTTGTACACATCATAATCAATACACCAATTTCCATCATAATCTCTTAATGTAACATCTACGCTGTATTCATCTGTATTGTATTGACCAATACTATCATTCATTAAGTCATATTGTTTTGACTTTAACTTTTTTCGTAACTTTGCATAATCTTCATAGCATTTTATTATTTTCACTTCAATCACACTCCTTTGGAAATTACAATTTCCTTTGCCATTTTAGTTCTGAAATACAATGTCTGATATTTCTTTTATTAATCTTTCAGCATCATTAACTCGCCTTGCTAAAACATCATCTGTACAAAAATCCCATTGCTCATCTTCATTTACCTTTTTTATTATCTGTAACGACTGAGATAATAACGTGTTAATGCTTCCTAATGCTTTTAATGTATTATCTTTATCAATAATATGTTTTGCCATATAACTACACTCCTATCTGCTCCATTGACCAACTTTATTTCCGTTTATATCAATGCAACTACCACTTGTTACTCCGTCTTTTAACTTAGCACAAATGCCTTCAAGTATACGTTTTAACTCAACAGCTTCCCAATATTTGCTTTCATTTCCGTCATAAGGATCACCAAACGCTGCATTACCTGTTTCAATTTCAATTTTCAACATAATTCTTTACCTCCTATACCCATGCTGGCTTTACTTTAGTTTCTGGTAAACTTTCCAACCACTCAATTATATCCTGTGGTACTTCTTCCATTTTCCAAGCAGTTCCATATTTATAACCGCACACTGGACATTCCCTACCAATAAAACCGAGTTTGTGATCTTTATAAGAAATCCAACCTCTTGTCTTATATTCTGTATTTGAATGTCCTAAACAATCTTTCTCTTTTAATTCATATGCATTTTTATATAAATTTCCATATTTTTCAAAGATATCTTCATCATTGTAAACATCAATAGAATATTCCATATTTGCATATGTTGTTTCCTCTTTAGTTGGATAAAATGGTTCTCCATTTTTCAAACATTCCAGTGCTCTTTTCTTTGCGTTATCTTTTTTCTGACAAGCTTCTTTTGTTAAAGTCCATTTCTCAATTTTAACTTTATCCTGAGTGTGTTCTGTCCATCCAAGTTCACTCATGTGTTCACAATAAGGACGCATATCATTCAAATGCCATCTATCCCAAATATCACATAATTTGTTAAGCATTTCCGTTGTCCACTCATCTGTTGGTGAACCTTTTCTAATTTCATCTACACACTGACCAGCAGAGCCAAGGCAATCTCCGTTTGATAATGGCGCAACTACACCACACATACTTAATTTTGAATCTTTATATTCAATTCTCACAAATGCATTTCTATCTACTTCGTTTCCTGTTCTTGTGTAAACCTTACATTTACATGGGTTAATGATTTTATACATAATTACGCCTCCTTAATTTCTTTCAACATACTGTCGATACACAATATTAAATTTTCTTCCATATTTTCTTTAACCATTTCCAGATGTTCGTTTACCTGTTTTCTGATTTCTTTTTCTGTTACATTGTGACCATAATTTGCAATCACTTCATCCATAATTTGCCTATATGTAAAACCTAAAAGTAAGTCCTCATTTTCATGTATAGGAAAATTGTAAGTAAACTCTTTCCCATTCCGTGAATCCGTTTCAGGATCATATAACCATTTACTCATAATTCGTTTCCTCCTTAATTTATGCAATCTCTAAACTGTTCCACCATGCTTTGCCTCCACCTTCAATTCCATAGAAGCCAATAAAAGCATTGATATGTCTCATTGTCGTTGCTGAATACCCATTCCACAATCTCTGAAAAACTCCATTATGTATTCTGCAAACGACTGTATTGTAGCTTGTCAGTTCAATGTCTCCATTGTCTAACTCTGTTACTTTCGCTTTTCCGTAAAATGATTTTCGTATATCATTTACTACAGGTAAATCAAATTGTTTCATGTTCATTCCTCGCTTTCTTGTAATAAAATAGGCAGCTAGGTATTTATTCTCCTAACTGCCTTTGCGGTTACTATAAATTTATTGCTTTTCCGTTTTCGTCATATTCAATCGGTGCAATGTGAACCGCATAACCGATTTCTTTTTCTTTATCGTAAATCTCCATTGTACCACCTGCACAAAATTCAAATGAGAACCGCTTATCATCCGATTCAAGTAATTTAATCAGATGATCCGTGAGTTCATTTAAGTTCTGTGCGTCCTCTTTTGATTTTTCAATAGTTGTCATTTCGCTTCACTCCTTTTCATAAATTTCTAACTTATGTAACAAATCAAACATTGCTACATATCTACCCTGATTCCGTTCTTTGAGTTTATCATTGTCGTTCTGCATTGCATCATCATAATCCTTATTTACTTTTCTAAATTCCTCTGCAATAATTTCAAGAATTTCATCCTTTGTCTTGCTACATGTATATTTTGCCATTTCCCTTCACTCCTTCCTAAGAAATCTTAGATTCATCTGTGTTGTCTTAATTCTTCATCAAATGCTTTTATTGCCGCTTCTAAGCAATTACCCCATGCACAGACATTTCCACATGTGATTCTTACACAATCAAACTCTTCGTTAATCTGTTCTTTTGGAACCAAATCAATTTTAATTTCCTTTTCCATATATCCTCCAATCTTCTAAAGAAATGCGAATTTCTTTTACTCTTTTACTTCTTCAAAATAATCTGGTGTACATGAATATTCAACACCTACAATTCCTTTTGTACCCATATTTGTTTCAACTGTATATGTTCCGTCATGATGCTTAATTGCTCCATATACTTTACCAGCCGTCCAAACCGTAGCAAAATCATCATCGCCTGTTAAATCTTCTTCATAATCCTTTATACATCTTAACTGTCTTTTATATTTCATTTCTCTTACCTCCAATCAATAAGAAACACATATTTAGTGCCAACTTTCGCAAGTAGAATTTCTGTCAACTAATCCTTCTACTTCTGCACAATATCCTTCATAAGTTGTACAAGGATTGTACGCACTGCATCCGTCACAACGCTTGCACTTTCGCTTTGAACTGCTTACAATATGATACATATTCGGTTCTACATATTTCTCTTTAATGTCTTCCCATTGTTTTTGAGTTACTTTTAAATAAGCATTTACAATCATTTCTCTTACCTCCATTCTAAGAGAACACGAATTTTTTACAGTTGAATTAATTTATCTCCAATCAATAACTGGTCTAATCTTAAATTACTTTGTTCAACCTCAAGCATATCTTCAAAACCGTTTTCTTCAAGAATTTGCATTGCCTTTTCTGCCTTTTCTTTGGTAGAACACTGTACAAAACAAGTGCCTTCTAAATCATCAATTCCATTTACTTCCCATATCTGCATTCCGTTCATCTTTTTTACCTACCTTTCTAATCCAAGAAAACACGCATTTCTTTACTCCGAAATCTCTTTATATGCTTCCACTAAACTGCAAGACAAATCTTGCATTATCTCTTCGCATACATCCACAATATTCTGAATATATGCATTCTCTTCTTCTGCTGTCAAATCTCTTTTCTCTTCTGCTTCTGTTTCACAAATCCAAGAGTCAAGAGTATTATCTGCAATCATTAAACCTCTAATAATATCAAAATTTGTTCTTGCCATTTTTATTTCTCCTTTCTAATGAAATATCCATTTACTTTATTTCAACGAATCTCATATTTCACATACCCTATATTCGTATCCATTGCACCCGTCATCAAATCTGACAATTACATATTCTGTACCATCTTCGCCGTCACATACAAGGTTTGGGATTTCACTCAAAGGATAATCCCAATGATTAGCAAGACCATCATCGCCTCCATTTTTATTTGGGTCTTGTGCAATCTCATTTAGTTCATTAATAGTAATTAAATCATCAACAGGTCTATATCCTGTTATTTCTTCTATCCAATCCGAACTATCTATACATTCGTCACAAAATTTAACCATAATTTTTGTCCTCGCTTTCATTCTCATTCATTGCATCCGAAAACCCATCGTCATATCCCTTGTTATACATAGGATTCTCAAACTTACTGTTTGCTAATGGACTATTCTCTTCAATGCCGAACCACTCTTTCTCTTTATCTGTCATTTCACAAACTTCATTAAAGTATTCCATTGCACTTTCTCTATCATCAGAGATTAAACCGTCCTTGAAAAGTGTTGCAAGTTCTGATAACCTGCAACGTGGAATATAATCCACATTTACCTTTTCCATGAAACAATCATAAGCTGATTGAAGATATAACATCTTCTTAAAGTTATTATGGAAATAAGTGAAATAAGTTCCATATGCCCACTGTTTATTTTCTGGCTGCGTTGGATTATAACCACTAACAACTGCATACTGTGTATCACTTTCGCTTTGTAATAATGCACAATCATTTTTCCGTAAAATCTCAATCCATTTCATTTCTTTACACCTCCAAGTTATACTCTTTAATCAATCGCTGCCTTACCATGTCATTCAGATCCTTATTAACAGGCATTATCCTATGCGTTGTACGATTGATATACACGAAATGACTTCCCTTGCACCTTGTCGGTGTATATCCATTCTTCCGTAAAACTATATCAAAGTCACGCATTCGCTTTGACTTTCTAAAATTATGCATAAATCTCACTTCCTTTCTGTTACCCGTATAGCCTGATAGTGCAGCTTTATATGTATATGTTCTCTTATTCACAAATTGCCTTTGCCAAAATATCATACATTTCAGCATTACTCTTAACAGGTGCAATCTTATTTTCAAAATATGAAGCTCCCTTGCAGTTTTCAAGAAGTCCTTCAATAACTGTATTCTTTTCATAATTTGCAAACAGTTTCTTGAATATCTGGAACAGCCTAAGTGTAAATGCACTCTTTTCACTTCCTGTCCAATCAATTGCTTTAATTGTCTTGATTATGAGTTCTAATAATTCCGTATTATTCTTAGCCATTCTTAATAATTCTCTTGATGGTGCAACTTTGCCTATTGGGTTTTCAAGTTTATTATCATCGGTTACAATTTGAATATTGTATGATTCAAATAAATTTTTAAACTCTATATATTCTCTTATATTTGCCTTTACACCTGCTCTATATGTATCAGCTACACTCATCGACTTCCTAGCAGATTGCTGTCCTAAAAATGTAAGAATTGCCTCATATTCTGAACAATTAAGCACTTCAACAAGCATTTTTATTTCTCCATTGATTACAAATGCAACAACTCTATGTGCTCCATCTGCCACAAATAATTTTCCATTCCTAACATATACTTTAACTGGATCAAATTTATCTTCATTAAAATACTGTGCTATTTCCTGCACCTTTGCCATATCCGTATCTCTCTGCCAATCTGGTATATGTATGAATGTTGGATTGATAAGAATGTATCGCTTTGAGGCAATACTGAAAGAGTTCTTTAATGCACAATCAACTTCTTTCATTTCCATACTTTCTCCTGCATTTGAGTGAGCCTGTATAAACTCTTCTGTATTCCGTGGAGTTGAATAACGAATAAAGCCTTTCTTCTTTCTTATCTTTTCAGTTAGTTTACCTTCGCCTGATGTAAAACTATATCCAACATCAGCAACTTCAATATCATTTTTGTTTATCTTTAAAAGCAGACATATCTTATCTACTGTTGCATCAGATGGATTATTAATCTCGCTTTCATACTTTGATATTGTTGAGTAAGAGACTCCGCAACCTTTAGCGACATCCTGCAATGTTAAACCTTCTCTTTCTCTAATCTCCTTTAACTTCTTTCCATTAATTTTGCACATAATTAACTACCTCTTTTCTTTTAATATTTTTGATATGTATTTTGGGTAAAAAATAACGGCTTGCCTTTTGACAAACCGTTTAGTTGCTAAACTTTTCAAATACTCCTGACTTGAGCATATCTGATTTCCAACACTCAAAGTCTGGATATTCTGTCTTATCTGCTAAGTCTCTATAGACTTCATGCGTCTGCTTTTCTGTGAATGTTTTGCCTTTTAGCGGTTCTTCATAGGTTATGTACTTCATTATATTTCACCTCTTTCTTTTAAATAATTTCTGTAAGCATTTTCGCTTTCAAACTGCTGATATTTGCCTATACTTGGCACAAATCCCATATAGGCAAATCCGTTATAATATCCCTTCATGTATTATCCTCCTTGCAAAATTCTTTACCTTATCAATGACTGTTGATTCGGTTGCCTTCTGTAATCTTCTCTTTCTTTCTGTAAAATACAGACTGTTTTCCACATTGATATAATCCATCATCTGTAATGGAGTTAATGAATTATATGGAGTTGATAGAGTACTGTCTATTATTTCAGCTCCGTTTGCTGTCTTGATAATTCTAAAATTAAATGCTTCCATTCTGCCTTATACCTCCTTTAATCTTGCATCACGCATAATACGTGAAATTTCACTCTCCGTTTTTGCGTTGGCTATTGCTTGCAATGTGTCTTCTGAATACAGTAATTGCTTTGCAATTCTGATTGCATCATATTTTATTTTACTCATAGTTGTATTCTCCCTTCTAAATCAACATTGACAACTGTTTCGCTAACATTGCTTTTGATAAACCTGTTGTCTTAACTCCTTTGTTGCCTTTCGTTTCTGTCTTTACAGAGTAAACCCGTGAAGGTTTATTTGCCTTTGCAATCTGATAGTCGCAGTAGGCAGTATGAACTTGTTTGTGTTTTTCTGACATATTAATATTCTCCCTTCTTTATTTTGATATTGTGAAATCATAGCAATCTGAATCTGTGTAGATTGTTATATTATTTCCGTTTTGTGTTACTGATGTTATCTGGTTTAAATTCAGATAATCGTATTTGCTAGGCATATTTCTGCCAATTAAAAAAGCACTCAATATGAGTGCTAATGTGATGATTATATATGCTATTTTACGTTTCATTTTGCATTTTCCTCCTTTTTGGGTATAAAAATAGCACCTAACAGATTTTTATTTCCATTAGATGCTATATAAATATGACACTTTATGAGATTATTTTTTTACAAGTTCCATTTTATAACCAAGCGCATCAATAATTTTCACAAATAAAACTAATGATGGACTATGTGTTTTCTTTTCAAACCGTGAGATACTTTGCTGTTTGCTTTCCGTTAAATCGGCTAATTCCTTTTGAGAAATATTAGACTCTTTCCGTAATTTAACAACATTATCAATTAAGTTGTTCTCTATATCCTCTGCACGAAAAGTAGTGGCTGGTAAACCACTTACTTCTCGAACTGCAATTTGCTTTTGGTCAATTGCAACAGCTTCTAATAACCCTTGCATTGTATCATCAAAAAATTTGCTCATGATTATTCCTCCTTTAAAATTTTTACTACTGCCTTTAGAGCTTTCTTTTCATCAGGCGTTAAGTCTGCCTTTTCATCTTTTGAGTAGACATTGACAAAATATATAGTTTCTTTTATATCAACATCTACATAAATTACTCTTGCACCACTTCGTTTCCCTTTTCCTTTATTCTCCATTGGGATACGGATTTTTCTTAATCCACCTGTATGAGAAATAGTATCTCCTAATTTCGGATTTTCTAATAAAATTTCTTGTAAGTCTTTTAAATTTTTATCAGTTAATCCTAAGTCTTGCCATTTAGCGGTAAAAATTGGTGTTTCAATAAAGGTTCGTGTCATATTTTTATTTCCTCCTTTGTTTATACACCTATAATACATCAAATTTGTTGTATTTGTCAAGTCAAAAATAGCACCCTTTGCGTTTGGGTGCTTTTGGTTTGGGTGGTTATTATATTTGACGCAGTTAGTCTTCAAAATTATAATTTGCGTCTATGTCTGCAATTTGCTCATCATAATAAGCTCTTGCAGATTCACAACGGAGTTCATAGTTACTTCCGTTTGATGGATAGCCTTCAGCTTCGCATTGTTCGGCTATCTCCTGGCATTCTTCTCTGTACTGCTTTTCGAGTTCGCAGATCTTATCTATATCTGCTTTTGTGCAAACATTTGCTTTGAGCATAGAGTTACGCATATCTTCGATTGTTTGCATAGTTATTTCCTCCTATTTTTGTTGTAATTGCTTTTTCTTTGCTTCAAGTTCTGCTATTTGAGCTTCGATTGAGGCAATTTCAGCATTTGCCTTGTTATACTCTTCGTCTGGTATCCATTCCATAATTTCTGAAGGTTGGACATGGAAATATTCGCAGACTTTATTTAGGGTATCTGTTGACATAATTCTATTTTTTGTGAACTTAGCTGTCATAGATGGGCTTAATGCAAGTTCTCTTTGTAAATCTATATATTTCATATTTTTTGACTTTAAGTAGTCACCTAGCTTATTATATACTATCACACATTTCACCTCCGTTTATAGTGACTACATTTTAGCATAGTTTATGGTACAATTTCAAGATTTATAAGCTATAAACAGGGATTCCACTTTTTATCTGTTCATTATTTTCATGCTATCGCCTCCAATCTTCTACGAGCCATTTTTTGAGCCTCTGGAAAATCCAAAATCCCAGTTTCTATATAGTGTATAAATAACCATTTACATTCCTCCCAATCTAACCAGTCGATCACATAATATAAGTGCATGATAGTGTCTATAATTATATTATCCTGTTTAACAGATTTTCTACCCATTCCAATATAATCTGCTTTTATGTTATGTAACATCTTTTTAATTTGAATTGCGTTCATAGTTATAACCTCCTTAAAATTATTATGTAAAATGCACACTATTAAAAGGCAGAATTTTTCAACTCTGCCCTTCGTACTATGTACTTTATAAGATTTTACTTTTCTGCATACTTTGAGATAACTATTTTTGCAATATCAGTTGCAAGTCCTGAATAGTCAATCTCACCCTTGCGATTTTTCTTTACGGCAGTATTATACTTGCGTGACTTGAATGTAATTGTGCCTGTATCGTCTGTATCAAATTTATTAGAAAAACCTTTAATGTAGCAGTCATGTAATACTTTTCTATCCTGTGCATTGAGTTTTACACGTAAAGCAGTTGTGTAAGGTGTAGCGATTGGCAAAGAAAATGTATCACGCATAATATTATCTAATTCTTCCTGTGCAGACTTATAGAGTGCAACTCTTTCTTTTGTATTTGTAGAGTATCCCTCTTCTACTACATCATTATTTACATGAATAGCCTGTAAACAGTTATAAAGTGACTCATTCTCAAATACTGGAATGATTGCATACTTGTAAAGTTTGCTATTTTCAGCACAAGCCACTACACGCAATACAGTGCGTACAGTATCAGAATTATTAGAATAACCCTTGTCATTAGGTACAGTCATAGCCTCAATGATAGAATTATAAACTGTCCGCAACTCTTCCATAGTTGTAGACAACTTGACATTCTCAGCTTCTAATTTGTCAATTTTAGCCTGAGCCGTTGCAATCTCATCCTCATCATGTGTACCCTTTTCATTAGCTACAATTTTAGCCTGTTTAGCGATTGCATCAAGGTTCATCTTTTTTGTCATATCGCAAAGTTCGAACCGTACAGCCTGTGCAAGTTCTGCAATCTGATTAATAGTTGCGTCATTGTTTAAGAAATTGATTTTTAACATAATAACTCCATCCATCCAAGTTTTAACGTGGGGACATCCACAATAATATTTTTATAGTTATAGTGGCATAATGCCAGAATCTACCCGTGGGAATTGAACCCACTTCCAAAAGGTTTAATCCTACCGCTTGAGCGTGAAACTGCCTGCCAGTGAGTAGAGAATAATATTCTTTTGCAATACACAATATTACAACGTGTACCGCCTGACATTTATTAAGTGCGGACAAGTCAACACACATAAAATAAAAGACTTGTAAACTATCTCAAGTATTACAAGTTAGACAAGCTAGTTTTTTCATAGCCTATATCTATCAGTTATTTATACACTTTTTAAACAGGAAAACAGGTTATAGGCGTTACTCTATAAATAAAAATCATTGCTAACAGGTTTTACCCTGTCGGCAAAAATAACAAGTTTTTTATGCCTGTTTACAAAGTGTTTTATACGCTTTACTTTTTCAAGTATGCCATCAACTAACCTGTACCCCTTCAGTCTAAAATCTTGTATTTATTAATAATAGTATCGTTACCGACTTGTCATTAACAGAGATACGACAGGGATAGCCTGTCAACCTATCTCATACAGGTTTTTTCTAATTATTTTTAGTGTTGGTATCATTGTTTATTGCTACTAATAGATTTTTTACCATCCTGTTTTTTCAGTCTGCCGATGGGCATACCCCAAAAGACTTAAATTATAACAGTACCTGTTGTGTATGGTTGTTACACTTATTCTATTAACCGCCTAACCGCTTGCCTCCGCTCAACTATTCCTACTTATTGCAACTTGCCAATACTACAAGTTTTTTTCAGAATAACGTCATGGCAGACTAACCATCACGGCTTTTTCAACCCACGGCTTTAATGGGATTTATTTTTTTGGGATTAAGTTATCGATTGACAACTTGAAAGAAAAGTTATAAAATCTAATTGTGTGGAAAAGATTTTTCTTTTCAATCCCTGTTGTTTATCCGACACAGGGATTTTTTTTAACTCCCTGTTGGATTGTCTTAACTATATCATAGTATAGTTTAGTTGTCAACTACTTTTTGAAATATTTTTGAAAAATCTTTTTTCGATTGAAAAAAGTGTAGTTGTTTTTATTGATATAGCTATATTATCATATAGTTATTTTAGTGTCAAGTATTATTTAAAAATTTTTTCGATAAAGTTTTATTCACATAAAACCATATAACATAATATCTTACACCATAACACATAGTTCTTAATACTACTTACAAACTACTCAAAATACCAGTAAAAAGAATGGTTAATATATATCTATTAGCCATTCTTTTAGACTGACTGGGGGTGCTTAAAACTAACTTGATGGACTGGAAATGCAGCAAACCCTATAGCTGATTCATCTACATACCAACTTAAAAATCCATCCTCTTTCCAACTTCAAAATTCCTAATAAAATCAAGCAAAATTCTAATTTTCCCATCTCAAACCCTTTATCGTACCCCATATCGCTCAAACCCACTAACCAAGTCACTTTCAGCCACTTCACGACCAAAAAATTAAACTTCCATCTTATCAAAAATTCATTCACAAATCCAAAATCTTCCTTATTTATAAATACTTTTACCGATAACCATTTTTAATCTAAAATCTATCATTATAATCAATCACACAAATTACAACTCTCTCATCTACAATACGGGGGGTACAGAAAAACCAAAAATTACCTATATACTTCACAAAAATAACCAAAAATCCAATATAAACCATTAAAAAATCCTACTATAGCAATACCAAAAAATCCCATTTCTCATCTAACCCCTCTATCTCACCCATACACAGCGTTTTTATTCTACTCTACCAATAACACCTAAAATCATTTTTACCCACCTAAATGTTCAAAATACAAGGTCAATTTTTTACATCACCCAAAATCACATTAACTATTTATATATATTCATCATATTTACTATAAATAATATTATCAATTCTCACACCTATACAAAAATCCATTCTCACAACTCAAATTTCAATTTTTCTATCTATCCTAACAACTATCCACCTGACATATAAAAAATCCAAAATAGACTCTAAATCATTAATTTTTCGCCTTATATCCCATGTAAAGAATTTTATATTAACTCTCTTTATTAATTAACATATTCATACAATGCTAAAAATTCATAAATTCAAATTCATATAAGAGAAAAATCTATTGTAAATAATCATCACACTACTCTTGCCAAACAAAAAAAATAATAAATTTAAAGGAGGACTCATTATGAGCAATTTAACATATTACAACAGAAACATTTAATAACTTATCATGTAACTTTTATAGAAATATATTTGATGAATTATTCGGCAGAATTGCATTTTAATCTATTTAGGGACAAAATCACACCTCATAGAAAAATTAGCCACTTTTATCTCATACCCTTATAAGTTATCACCTAAGACATAAAAATTGAAAATCACCCTCAAAAACTCATTTTTAACCCACAGATAGGGGTATGAGAAAACTACACACAAGTTCAAAAAGATAGTATGTGCGTAAGCACAAGATGTAGCCCTTTGATAAGGGCGGTCTTTTCGCAGCGTCAGCAAGAAAAGAACATCTCTAGGTAGACAATCAAAGAGAGAATAATACATTAAAGAAGGAATTAAGTATGATGCAAGAAAACGAAATCCCAAAATATCTCAAGTCAACAGAAAGTAATATCTCCAAGAGTAATCGCAAATCAAAGCACAAACATCATTATGAAGAATGTCTGATTCAAAACAAATCCATATTTGCAGGAAAGACTTGTCTTAATACAGGTTTATATACCTACTGTACTATTTGTGGAAAAATAAATGAGCGATTCAAGGAAAATAAATCTATTGTAAAAGATTATATCAGAGAAGTTAATTCACCAATAGGCAGATGCTACTCTCGTATTTCTGATGAGGAATTATATGAAAAGTACCATAACAAATTACCAGTATTTTTTGTAGAGGATATTTTTAAAGAGAGGTATGTTAATTTGGAAGGAGAAAATAAATGAATTTAATAACAAGATTATTTAATAAAATTAAAACTATAAAAATATACTAAAAGAATTAGATAAAACATTAATAGAAATAATTTAAGAGAATAAAACTATAGGTATATCATATACGTACCCAAATGAAAGCATTAATCAAAAACACCATGTACCTAAACCAACTAATAACAATCAAACAAAAAAATATAGAGCTTGTATGAAGCGTAAGCGAAATACAAGCGTAATAGTCTGTCTTATTAATATTGTTATATATCTTCTTTCAGTTCAGTTGACCTACACAAAAGTGTAGTCAAAATTCTTATATTTTAAAATTGGACATACATAAAAGTGTAGTTTACTGAACGCTCGTAAAGGCGTTTCTCTTTAAATAAAAACAGAGAATAAATAAATATCACATATAAAGGAGGATTTTTAATTGCAACAAAAAATAGAATATTTTACACGTTTCCCAAATGATTATATTCAAGGGAATATAAGAACAAAATATGGAGTTAGTAGGAAATTTTATATCACATACATACTTATAGATAAATACAGATCGTATGAAGATTATAGTTGGATTACTATTCGTAAAGTAATGGAATTCTATGGCTATAAAACAACCAAACATAAACCAAAGGCATTTCACGAAATTCTCGATGTATTAGAATATATGGTTAATAATAAGATGATTGAAGTAAAACAAGACCTTGATTCTATAGGATATGATACTGGAATTGAAATTAAAATCATTCCTGAAAATTTTGATGCTGCTGATAAATTCTCAAAAATTACATCTTCTCAGCTTGATTTTATTATGATGAACGAATCTAGTATTAATAAAGAGAATATATTAATGGCTTTTCTTTATATTAATTCGTATATTTTCATTCGTCCAAAAAATAAAGATAATGAAGAAACTATGTATAACCCTGAATCTAAGCCAGAAGCTTTTTGGCGAAGTATAGAATCTATGTCAAAAGAGCTTTCTATGTCAAAGGATACAATTAATCAATGTATCCAATGTCTCACTTCTTCTATTGGAAATAAAGAACCTCTCTTAATAAAAAAAGAAGTTGGCAGCATTAAACCTGATCCAAAGAAACCACCACAAAATGTACCAAATATATATGTACTTAATAAAGAAGGATATGAGCAAGAAATCGAATGGGCTATTGCTAAGATGTTGGAGATTTATAATGTAGATTCATTTGGAGAAATTAAAAACGGCAATTAAGAATAAATTTTAATAAAAACCATTTTGTAATAAGGGAATATATAAATGTAACACATAAACCGTATCACACTAGCGATGATACGAATAAAATTTTTTATTTAATAAGGAGAACAAATATTTATGACAAAGGAAACACAGAATCATGTAATGACAAGAACTATGGAACTTAAGACTCGCAACAAGTTAATCTGCTCACCATTATTATTAAAATCAGGAGCAGATTTTGGTGGAACTGATTTAGATATTACTGAAAGAATTTTTACAGATGTTAAATTTGATCGTGCTATGCAAAAGGAATGCGATGTGAGAGATTTAAAGAAAATGGAGGAAATAGCTTAATGAAATACGAAATAATTGGAGATACATCAATAATAATAGATTTACATAATGGATATTCAATACTTGCAATGAGTAGATGGAATAAAGAAGAAAGATTGTATAACACTACCTTATACATTAAGAAGAATGACATAGATAGATTTGATCTTATAGATTTTGCTCTTAGTGTTGAAACAGATAATAAAAAAGAATTATGTATGAAAGTTCTTAAATATGTTGAAAATACTGATTTTACTTATTATGTTAATCGTACTAAGTATGAACTTGATTGTTTTGAACGTGGAAATGCATTATATGAAAAAGAAAAGTTAAATGTTAAGTAAAAGTGATTATAAATACTACGAGAAAGCAAAAATAGCTGCGGATTTATCAGATTATAAAAAAACACATATAGGTTGTATAGCCGTTTATCAAGGAAATGTAATAGGAATTGGTTGTAATACAATTAAAACACATCCTATACAGAAATATTATAACAGATATAGAAAGTCTTGGAATAAGAACGGCATTAAACCAACATTACATGCCGAAATTAATTGTCTTAATTCTATTCGTCATCTGAATATAAATTTTTCCAAAGTAAAATTGTATATTTTCAGAACAAGATTTGATAAAGAGTTTGGCATGTGTCGTCCTTGCTCTAGTTGTATGGCAGCTATTAAAGATTTAGGAATTAAGCATATCTATTATACTACAGATTATGGATTTTGCTATGAGAAAATAAAATGTGAGGTATGAAAATGGCTTGTGAATATTGCGGAAGAGATTCTGGACATGCTGAAAGATGTCCATTACACGAAGATAGGAAAAGTAATTACATATGTTGTTACTGTAAAGAGGGAATATTTAATGGAGATGAATTTATAGTTAATTCTGAAGGTGAATATCTTCATCGAGATTGTATATTTAGCTATGATTTTTTAGTTAATTGGTTAGGTTATGATTTTAACGAAATGGGAAAGGAAGGATATTATGATAGTTAATAAATTAAGAATATTTTTTGATATTGATTATAAAACAAGTATTGAATATTGGATTCCTATTAGTGAAATAAAGATTAAGAATATATTTCTTGCTACTCCACCTAGTTATTTTAAGTATAGAAGAAAACTTAATAATTTTATTAAGTATGGTGAGCTTAGTCCTATTATCATTGACAGGAATTTTGAATTAGTTGATGGGTATATAAGTTATCTAATTATGAAAAGATTTAGCGTTGGAAAAGTACCTGTTTATTTTCAATAATGTGTAAGTAAATAGAAATTTCATTTGGAGGATATATAAGAAAATAAATAAAAGATAAAAGGAGGATTTTTATATGGTCAATTATGAACCAGAGTTAATGTACGCATTGGATTCTAAAAGTGAATATGCTGATTGGAAGAATATTTACAATGTAAGTGGCAGTGACATACTGTATTGTCCTATTTGTTTAGGAAGAGTTAAACTTTGGAATGGACAAGATCCAAATAAAGCATATAAAAAACAAAGGTGTTTTCATCATATTGATGGAATGTGCTCACAAGAAAGTAGAGTTCATTTTGCTTACAAAACATGGTTGCTTGAAAAAGGGAGTAAGTTCAAAGTTGGAGAAAATATATATGAAGTTGTCAATTCAGAAATTGAAAAAACTCTTCATACCAAGTTTGGTGATTATCGTCCTGATATTATTTTAGAAACTACAGAAGGGAAAAGCTTTTATATTGAAATAGCAGATACAAACAAAAAAACTGATGACTATATTGAAAAATGGGATGAGCTTGGATGCGATGTTTTAGAGTTAGATGTAAATGGGGAGCTTCTTAAAGTAACGACAGATGATATTCCTAAATTTAAACTTATCTACTCCTCTTCTACTGGTGAATGTTTTATAAAACATTATATTAGACAAGATTATGATGATTTGATTACTTTAAGAAAAACTTATTGGAAAAGAACGGACTTAATTGAGTATAAAATTCAGTGGGAACGATTAGATTGGTTTTGGAGAAAACTTCAAGAATATTATACTAATAAATCGGTACAGACAGATTTAATTGATGCCTTTCAATTATTAAACCCCGAAGATCAAAGATTTATTTGTAAAAAAATGTATGGAAAACATTCATCGTTAAGATATATTCTTGAAAATAATTATACAGATTTAGACGATTATGATAATGCACGATTAAAACATATTGGGTTAACTATCAGAAATCTTAATAAAGAATTTGGTTATAGTAGTAATAATAAAAAAGAAAATACATACTTATTCAGAAAATATAACCATATAATTTTTAAAGGTACTGTTTATTGGGAATATCACTTACTTGTGGATGATTTTATTACAGAAACAGAAGTATTTAATACTTTTCATCCAATAATGGAAAAATATTATAACGAACATACAATACCGCTCAGAGAGGAAATCAAGAAGAAAAAAGAAAAAGAACACAAAAACGAAAAGTATATAAGTGAATATTTATCTCCATGTATAGACAATATGATAAAACAGATACATAGTAGTAAAAAATCGTCATGGAAAATTATTTATGATGTTTTCTCTAATGAGGGAAATACATATTTAAATATTAAAATATCTCTTCTTAATCATTGGTTTGAACACCTTACATTTAATATTAATTTATTGAATAGCATTTCTGAAATTGAAATAACTAATAGTATTGTAAAGGCAATGAATAAGTTATTAGTTCAAGGAAAGATTGGTGATAATCATTTAAGGATAATGGAATTAAAGGAGAAAGATGCTAATGACAAACAATAATATATATATTCCCTCTATTGATGCAAAAGATATTTATTTATCAGCACATTACATTGAGGAAAATCCAGAAGGATATAATTTAAAACTCAAAGATGGACAATACAATTTACGAAAATTTATTAACACACTTGATTACAGTTTGGATCTTATAGAGTTAAAAGATATTTACTATAAAAAATTCAGGAAACATGATTTTTCATTTAGAATCAAAAAACACGATTATTCCGTAAATGTAATCAATCTTACATTTAAATATTCTGTTAAAGAATGGAATCAAATGAACAAAAATACTTTTGTTAGACTTGGATATGACTATAAAAAACTTTCTTTTGAAGATGGTATTTCTAAAAATAGCGAAGGTGAAATTGTTGGAATTAAGACGAATGAAAAAATCGAAAATCCGATTGATATACCAAAACCATTTGTTAAAAAGCAAGTAAATATTTATGATAAAAAGGATAAAACTGTTATTAAAGAGATTCAAACTCAGTACCATAAAAAGGGCGAACCTAAGACTATAAAGACAAATGCAGAACTTAGAACTGAGTTGTATAAAGATGGATTTATATGTAATGGTATTAAATATTGTCGTATGAAACGTTCTACTGGCTCTGCAAGAGTTGGTAAATGTCTTTTTATTAGAGAAGATTTATATGAACCGATTTTAAAATTCAGTTCAGGTGGTCTTAAATACAATCAAGGAGATCCGATTGATTTAGCTGCATACGAGGGATATATTGCTCTCCCATCTAGTAGCATTATTGATACCATTCCAATTAAACCAGAAAATATTCTTTTAATTGATGATTATGACAGCGTGTTTAATGAGGACGTAATTGAGACTCATGATGAAGACGGATGGCTTAAAACTACTGAGAAGAATTGTGAAATTACAAATACAATTTGGGATGGTCAGTCTCTTATGGATATATCTCTATTTGGTGATTATTCAGAATATGGTATGCTTCTACTTAGAAATCTAATGTTCAAATCTTGTTGTTTCAACTGTAATATCCAACAATGGTTCAAAGATAATAATATAACGGATGTGTCTCAGCTTAATGGTAAAACAAGAGCTACACGAATTGAAGATATAAAGTTAATTACCACACCTAACAGTATTAAATATTTGAAATTTAGTACATGGGATGAATGGCTTGACCATCTGTATCCTGATTTTGGTGTTGTAAAGCATGATAAGAAAACTCATTTCTTTGGTGGTCGTTTAGTGCAGACTCATTATCAGTTACTCAATACCCTTCAGATGTCAAAAGATGAAGTAAAAGAATTTTTGCAGGAATCGCTTGACTTTGCACAAATGCTTAGAGATAGACCAGAAGTTGTACGTTATTACATTAAATATCCTGATATTGATGAAATGTCACCTATGGATAAACCTATGAGTAGCAAGAATGATGTTGTTTATAATTTGATGTGTGTAAATGATAATTTTACTAAAACTAAATATTATCAAGATTTTTTACATGATTTATTAGCATCATATTATAAGAATCTAAAAAATGGTCATGTTTATGTAAATGGAAACTACTCTACTCTCCTTGGTAATCCAATAGAGATGTTACAGCAATCAATTGGTAAGTTTGAAGGAAAAAGTCAAATTGGAATTGGTAATATACATAGTACACGCTTTGAATATAATAAAACTCTTCTTGCCAGTCGTTCACCTCATGTTACAATCGGAAACATTTGGCTTCCATACAATACAGAGAATAAATTGATAGATTGCTATCTCAATCTTACAAATGAAATTGTGTGTATTAATTCTATTGGAGAAAATGTATTGCAGAGACTATCGGGTGCTGACTTTGATAGTGACACGGTAATGTTGACTGACAATGAGAAGCTCATTCGTGCAGCAAAAAGAAATTATCAGTTGTTTAAAACACCAACAGCAAATGTTGATTCTACGAAGAAAAAAAGATATTACACACCAGAACAACAAGCAGATCTTGATATTAGAACATCTGTAAATAAAATTGGAGAGATTGTCAATTTATCACAAGAACTAAATTCTTTACTTTGGGATAAAATATATCATGGTGCTACTTATGACGATGTTAAGGAATTGTATTATGATATATGTCAATTGGATGTAATGTCTGGAATTGAGATTGATAAAGCAAAGAAAGAATTTATTATCAATAATGGCAAAGAGTTAGATAAGCTACGTGAAAAATATGATGAGTTTGTGCGTGAATATGAAGAGAATGAAAATGGTGAATTAGTAAGAGGGAAAAAACGTATGCCACACTTTTTCTCTCATATTTCTAAACAAAAAGGATATTATAACCCAGACAAAAAGCATTACTGTAAATATCATACTTCAATGGATTATTTACAGACAATTATCAATGGGTTTAAAATTAAAAATCCTTATAAAAAAGATTGGCTACCATTTGTATCTATATTAGATAACTCTTTATTTAGAACTAATCGTGTAAATCAGAAACAAATAAATAAAATTTATAGTATTCTAAAAAAATACATGAATGAAAGAAAAAATATATATACTTCTGATTCAGACACTAAGGAAGATAAGAATGAAAGGGCGAATAAATTAAGGGAAGATCTTATTTCTGATATTGAAGATGAAACAATTGGATTTTCTACATTATATCGTCTACTTTCTTCCATTGAGGATAAAGAGAATTCTCAAATTAAAAATCTTTTATTAGAAATTATGTATCTGTGTGGAAATGATAGTTTTAATAAGGCTATCATCCAGTCTAAAAATGAAATTTTCCAATTAGAAGAAGATGGAACTGACATTAAATTGTTTGATATTGGTTTCAAAATTACAAAAAAACAGGCAAAATGCGAAATCGACAGCTAATTATAGTTCTCATATGAGAGCGAAATTTATTTTACATAGGAGAGGGTAGTTTTCTATTTATTACTTTTACGATTGCTACCCTACTCTATTGTAAAATTCTATAGCTGTTATTATAGCAAAGGAGGAATTACAATACAACAAGAAAAAAAATATTATAATCAAAATGATATTGCAAATGAAATTCGTGATAGGATTGATTGTTCTTCAATAGATGTACTTCGTGTACTTAATTCATTGGGTGATGTGGTAAAGGATAAATTTGGTGATAGTGATGATTATGTTGAATTAAAAATATTTCCTGGACTAAAAGTAACTTCAAGATATATACCACCAGAACAATCAAAGTCCAATCTTAATCTAAAAAGCAATTCTATTTTATCTATTACATCGGTATTCACTGATGACTTTCGCAAAAAAGTTAGAGAATTACATAATAATTTAGAATGAAATCAGCTTTTCTTGGCTGATAAAACAGAGAATATAATAGTGTAACAAGTAAACACATTATTGGAACAAAAGGAGAAATAAACATGAATTTAAAGGAATCATATCGTTATGCAAACTATCTTGACCGTCTGTTAATGACAGCAGACACATATCTTAGAAATAAAGGATTTGTAACAACTACAGAACAAAATCACTTACGCTCTAAGGCTAATCCAGATGCACAGGATGAGAAAATTGCGGTTCAGAAACCATATGATGTAGATTTTAAGCCAAATGATATAATCGACTTTGTGGTTAAGGTTATTAATGAGAAGGAAAAACTTTTCTCATCAATCGCAGATGCAAAGGCGAGAACAGAAATTAATATTGACAATGCTGTTGCTATGAATAAAAAGAAACAGTCATTTGTGAATACACTAAATTCAATCGTTTCTATTAAGCCTAGTGAAACACAGTCAATGGGAAAGGATTATAAATTTGATATTAATAATGAGCAGAAACCTTACTCTTACCAGATTATTTCTAAAACATCCATTGATTTTGACCGAAACAGCGTCAAAGGTCTGATTAAGAAATATAATAAAGAATGTGATGAGATTTCTTCAAAACTTGATGAAATTGAAATCACAACACAGGTTAATTTTACACCATTATTTGATGTAAATGATTCCTTTGAGGATTTGGTTGTGGGTTAATTCCCACACTAATCTTCTATCAGATATTTACAATAGGGCTGAGATTGATTTTTATAATTGTCAATCGGTTCAGATGCAGATGAACTATAATGCTGCAAGGCTGAATATTAGCCATATAATATTAAAAAGAGTAAATCATGCATTGTTTAGAATGCAAAATATTACATATAAACAAAAATCAAGAATATTTCATAAATATTGTATTATTGAGTCTCCTGTATGTTCGAGGAAAATTACTTTAAAGGTCGTTATATGTATTGTTATTTGCTACTTTGTTATTTTGTAATTTTGTCAGTTTGATATATTGAAAATTTGATATTTTGTCATACGTGTCATGAAGATTCTTAATAAAATTAAAACTTACTGAAAGTATAATTAGTGATATAAAAATATTATAGAAGAATGAACAATTTTTAATTGTTAATAATTATAAAGCTTATCTATATTCGTATAGATATATCAAATTGATTGAAATTATGAGGACATTTTCAGTTCTATTTTAAATATCCGATAGATTTTGTAATTCATATTGTACCTTACCTTTCTATAATCGGTGGCTGTGCTACAGCTCTTGTAGTATGGTTGCCGATTTTCTCTTTGAGCCATTAGCTCAGTCGGTAGAGCACTAGACTTTTAATCTAGGTGTCGTAGGTTCGAACCCCACATGGCTCACTCTCTTCTGCTATTAGGCAGGAAATAAATCAAGAAAGAAGTGAAAATTATTAAGTACATTTCAAAAAATGAAATTGAAAAATTATTATCTGAAGGTGTAATTAGGAACACAAGACGAGGATATGTAGATTGCAGAGGCGAACATATTGGGTATTATAAAACTTGTGGTGGAAAGCGTTACATTGAAGATAAATACGTTAAGTAGGTTCTGCCTATGAAAAATCGAATTGAATATAAAGGTTTTTATATTGACAAGACTGAAAATGGCTATCGTATCTGTAGACAAGAAGATACAGAAAAGCATACCCATCTCTCGAATCTTAATCCATCATATAGGCTCATAGATAATGTATTATCAAATAAAATTCCTACTCGTTGTGGATGTTATTATTTAGAATCACATGCTAGATTAAGCTATGATGAAAATTATATTAGGAAGATTCGTGAGTATATTAAAGTAAAGCAGAATAAAAGTAAACAAATGTATTACAATCCTGGCAGAAAGCGTTCTGGTGGGAATTTTTAATTTTATGGAGGATTTAAAGGATTATGGCAAATTTTGTTTTTAAGGAAACTAAGCAGACTTCTATGAAGATTGCAGGTATTATTGATACAGATAATATGACTGTTGAAGTAGATGGCGAAGAAAAGAAACTTGCTACTCTTCTATCAGTATTTAACGGTGGCAGTGTTGAAATAAATGTGAAGGTAAAAGAGGAAAGTGAACTCGATGAACCTGTTGAATCTAATGAAGAATAGAGAGTAGGTGAACTATATTTATAATTTCGAAGAAGAATTAAAAAAATATGGGCTAACCCAATCAACTTATGAACAGGTTTTACAAGAAATTTCTAATAAAATGTCTGGAATATCAGATATGGATTGGAAAGAAATAGTGGATAAATATGATATAAAATGTCATTATGATAGCGTCAGAAAGGCTAGTCAGACCATATTTGGCAATTATTTTGTTAGAGAATATTTAAAAGCTAAAAACATAACAGAAAAAAGTACTACTCTTGATGATGCTAAAGAAGTATTAGGTGAACAATATATTGTTAAACAGCAAATACATAATGATAGATTGAAACTCAATAAGTTAAAAAGAGATTTAGTTCCTTGTATTACAGTTGCAGACGAATTAAAACAGTATATGAAAGATAATAATTTCTCAATGGAAATTCCTAAATATATGTACTCTTCTGTTGAAGAAGAATCTGATTATACTATGATATGTCATATTACCGATTGGCATATTGGTTATATAATCAACAATTGTAATGGTAATAATTTTAATTGGGAAATTGCAAATGAAAGAATAAACAAATATATTTCTGAATGTAAGAAGTATATTGAATTATATAATATCCGTCAGGTTCTAGTTATATCAACAGGTGATATGATTGAGAATTCATATATGAGAGAAACACAAGCACATAATTGTGAATTTTTACAATCTATGCAGATACATAAGGCTACTAAACTCATATATAGACTATTAGTCGCTTTAGCTGAAGATTGTAATGTTATATTCGGTGGTATTGCTGGAAATCATGATCGCATGTCAGGTGATAAGAGAAAAAATTATGAAGGTGATAATGCAAATGTGCTTATTACTGAACATATTAAAGACTTGGTTGATGTAAGTGGATGTGAACGTATTTCTATATTAAATACAAACTATAATGATTCTGAAATAAATATTACTGTTTGTGGTTTATCTTGTAAATTCATTCATGGTGATAAATATAAAAATGATAGATATAATCTTGCAAAAATTATTTCTAGTGATAATCAGTTCTATGATTTAATCTTTAGTGGACATCTCCACAATTTTTCCATTCAGTCAGAAAATCATGGTAGATATGCTATATCTACAGGCTGCTTAAGCGGATTTAATGATTTTTCCAAAAATTTTTATTGTAGTAGTGTAGCATCTCAAACAATAGCAATTTTAAAAGATAACGAAGTTGAAATGATAAAGGACATTCAGCTTAGTTAATTATATTTTGTTCTTACGAGGATAGTTTGTACTACCCTCTTTTATTTTTATTTATTTTATATAGGAGGAATATATAATGTCTACATATAATGTACATGCAGGTCACTGTCCGCAGGATGAGGGTGCTTATGGTGCGGTTGGTATTTTACAGGAGTCTGTTGAAGATAGAATTGTTAAGAATGCTGTAATTGCCAAATTAGAAAACCTTGGACATACTGTTTACGATTGCACTTGTGATGAAAATACATCGCAGAATGATTGTTTAGCAACAATTGTTGGCAAGTGTAATTCACATAATGTTGATTTAGATATATCTATACACCTTAACTCTGGTAGAGATGATTACGAAGGTGATGATTCTACTGGCGGTACAGAAGTGTATGGATATGATGACGAAACAGAGGAAATAGGTTCAAAGATATGTCAGGCAATATCCAAGAAGCTTGATATAAGAAACAGAGGATTTAAAACCAATCCAGGACTTTATGTTCTTAGAAACACAAAAGCCCCTGCTATCTTAATTGAATGTTGCTTCGTGGATGACAGAGATGATGCAAACAGATGGAATGCTGAAGCTTGTGCCAATGCTATAGTCGAAGCTTTAACAGGCGAAGTAGTATCAGAAGATTCAAGTGAAGATTGTTCGGATAATAATGAAACTACAGGTGGTAGAACTAATGATTTAGGTCATGTTGATGTTTACTATAGGGCTAAGACAAATCGTTGGTGGGATGAAGTTCATGATAGAGATGATTGGGCTGGTGCCAATGATGATCAGGCAATTACAGGTATTGCCATTGGCGTTAGTGAAGGTTATGTGAGATATCAAGTTCACTTACTTAATGGCGATTGGCTTCCAGAAGTTGATGGTTATGACATCAATGATGACGAAAATGGTTACGCAGGTAACGGTAGAACACCTATTGACGCATTAAAAGCAGTATTCTATACACCTGATGGTTATGAATACAAGTGTCTATATATACAGGTATCGCCACAGGGTATGGACGAATATTACCCTGTTCAGATAGATGATCAGACTGTAAATGGACAGGACGGTTATGCTGGGTGTTTTGGTAGATATATTGATAAGGTTCAGCTTTGGGTTGAATAAGATTTTTTGAGGGAGTAGACCAAATTGGCTGCTACCCTCTTTTATTATTAAATCGGCACTTATCATTAAAAGTGTCAAAATATTATTGATTAAAAGGAGATTTTTTATTTATGAATAAAACAGAATTAATTAATGCAATTGCAGAAAGAATTGAAGGAGCTAAGAAAGGTGATATTGCTCTTATACTTGATACATACGCAGAGGTTATTACAGATACATTAAAAGCTGATACTACAGAATCTGTTCCTGTAGGTAAACTTGGTAAGTTTAAGGTTAAGACAGTTCCAGAGCGTAGAGGAAAAATTATGATGGGCGATCGCAAGGGTGAGGAGTATGTAACTCCACAGCATGATGAGATTTGCTTTAAGATGTCAAAGTCTGCAAAACAGCTCTAATCTGAAAGGTCGTGATTATTATAAAAACATTACATTTTGAAAATTATGAAGATTTTGCTTGTGCTGTTTCAGATACATATGACAGAGTAAAATCTGATGATGAATATAATTCAGTAGACGTTGTTGCAAAGTACGAAGATGCAAAAGAGATTGTTCGTGAACTTGTTGGAATGGGTTATGGTATTGCATTTGCCACTGAATTTGCAAGTCCTGAATGGGATAATTATGATGATGCTTTCGTTGTCAGCTTATTGGATGACGAAATTTGGTGTGAACCTGTAAAGCGAAAAGATGGTTATATCTTTGTTGAAGCTAACGTTGTATATATTTTTGATGATTGCAATTCAAAGATTATTCCAAAGATTGAAGCTGATGAGGTATATGAAGTAGAGGTCGGCAATGAATATGATGACTATGACGACTGTGATGGAGATTGTGAGAACTGTGAATACCATGATATGACTACTACTTCTTCTGCTTCTTACAAGGTCAATGGAAAATCTGTAGATAGGGAAACTTATGAGAAAACTATCGAAGATATTGAGGAAAAGTATTTAGATGGCATTCGTGATATGCTTTTGAGATATTGCGAGATTCAGGATGAAATGAATGAGTGGCGCAAGTTACTTAATTGGTAGGATTTTAGAGTGTGTGGTATATGCTACACACTCTTTTTTGTTATGACTTTATAGTTTAATGGTTAAAACATCCAAGGTAAAACCGCAGATACCAGTGTGAAAGCCACTGACGGAATGGATATGGGTTCGAATCCTATTAAAGTCAATTTTCTATGTTTCTGTGAATGGAAACAGAGAATAAATAAATGTGCTCATGATTGGTGTCATAGCTGATTGTGGGATTTATGGAATGGGACAAATCGGAGTTGCAAACCGATTTGAGCAGAGTTTATTACCTTACCCATCTCTCCCATTCTATTTTTATTGGAATTGGGTAAGGTGAAAGGGTAAAGGTAAAAATTATGGGAAAAGGAAAATCAACAGAGGAACGTATCAAATATTTTAAAGATATGTTTCCTATTAAATTTAATGACGAAATTACTTTATATTTATTAGATGAAAAAGTTGATGTTGTTATTGATAATCAAAATCTACGCAATTATTATTTTAATGTGATTGATAACGATGGATATAAATATAGGCAAAATGTTCACCATATCTTGTCTTCAAGGAAAAATTATAAGTGTCCAGCAAGATTCTTCGCCAACAATCCATATACATATGAAAACATAAATAATTTCTTTAAAATTAATGATATTGATTTATTTATTGAAGGCACAAATCTTCCAGTATCAGGATGTGCAAGGGAAAAATTTGATTTCGTAAAAAGTAATGGTGAAATAGTTAATACTACATGGAATCAAATTCAACATCATACATTCAGATATAAAAAGGATTATGATGAAGTAAAGCAAAAGAGATTTGATGATACACATATGACGAAAGATAAGGCTATTCCTATCATATTAAAAAAATCAGAGGAATTAAAAAGACCTTTATTACAAAGTGATTTTGAAGGTGTTGAAACAACAGATACTTCTATTGGAATTCGTGTAATTTGGCGTATATGGGGAACTTTTACAAATATGATTAAAGATTTAGGACTTCAAGAACATGATGGATATTTCAGACCTAATGATAAAAATTATCATTCGCATAATGAAGTAATAAATTCTGTAAAAAGTGTTTGTGATAAAGTAAGGACAGAAGGACGCACTACTGTAATGTATCCAGATTTTAAAGAAAATATTGATATTGAAATATCTACAATTAGAAGACATTGCGAATTAGATGGAACTACTCTTAACAAATTGGTAGAAAAATATGGTTGTAAGTTACAACAAGCAGGAAATGGACTTAATCATACATTTTGTGATGGTGAGCGAATTGTTTCTAAATATGAGTATGATTTTAGCAATTTTCTTAGAACGTATGGATTAAACTTTAATGTGGATTATTTTAGAAATATTCCATACAAATCTATAGATAGTTCTTACAGCGGAAAAATGAATTGTGATTATCTTATTATTTTCAATAATAAAAAAGTCTATATAGAACTTGCTGGCATACTTGGGAACAAAGGTCATCAAGAAGCTTATCGAAATAATACTCCAATAAAATCAAAGTCAAAAGAATTGTATCGACAGAAATTATACCAAAAACGTGATATTTTTGAACGCAATGGATTTGATTATTATATTTTATTACCAGATGAAATGAATGAAGAAACATATAGAAATATATTGAATAAATATTTGAAAGAGGTGGCTTAGTAATTATTACTATCTCACTTCTTTTTTGTTTGAAAGGAAGTGAGATTTAATGGGTAGAAAAATACAACACAACAATATTGTTACTGATGAGCTATTGGCTCAGTGTAATAAAGAAAATATAGAATTAGGAAATGACTTTTTGGATTATCTTCGTTCAGTTGATAGATCTCCAAATACAATCAATGCGTATAGGCGTGACCTTTTCATTTTTTGGGTATATCTACTTCAGCATTGCGACAACAAATTCTTTATAGATTTATCAAAGAGGGATATTGCACGTTATCAAAGTTTTTGTCTTACAGAATATAAGTGGTCGCCAGCTAGAATGCGTAGAGTAAAATCTACTCTCTCATCGCTTTCAAATTATGTAGAAGCCATATTGGATGATGAATACGAGAATTTCAAACCGATTATACGCAAAATTGAAAATCCTGCAAATGAGAAAGTATTTACCAAAACTGTATTGTCCGATGAACAAGTACAGGGTATGCTTGATTATTGGGTTGAGAAAGGTAAATATGATAAGGCTTGTATTTTGGCGTTAGCTGCATTTAGTGGTAGACGTAAGAGTGAATTACCACGATTCAAAGTGTCTTATTTTGATGACGAAAATATTATATATGGTTCTTTATATAAAACACCTGAAAAGATCCAAACAAAAGGAAGAGGCTCTAGGGGCAAAATGTTGGTAGCATATACACTTGCAAAGCCATTTAAACCATATTTGGATTTATGGATGAATTATAGGAAAGAACATGGAATTGAGTCAGAATGGTTATTTCCAAAGAAAGTTAATGGAGAATATATAGATGAACCTATGGAATCAAGCACTCTTGATAGTTGGGCTGATACATTTAGCAAGCATTTAGGGGAAGACTTCTATTTTCACAGTCTTCGTCATTTCTTTACAACTTCTTGTTCTCGAAGCGGTCTTCCTGACGATGTAATTCAAATGCTAGTCGGTTGGAATTCGTTAGACATGGTGGCAGTATACAAGGACATTGATGCTGATGAGCAATTTGCAAAATATTTTGCAGACGGAGAAATTAAAAAGGTTGAACAAAAATCACTTTCTGATTTATAGACAATGCCGATGAAGCTTTCGTCTAATTCCAACTCTCTCACCATCAAAACAGAGAATAAATACATAGAACGAATCCTTAATTGGACAATTCAGAATAACAAGCTGCTCACATCCAAAAGAAGTGAGGGTGATCTGTCAATCCGTTGATAGATTTTTACAAGTGGCTGTCACTGACCGATATGTGACATAAATATAAAGGTCGGTTTGCGAAATTATTGACCTTTGGAATGGTCTAAAACTTCCCACTGCTACTGCTTATTGGCGGTGTTATGGAGAGGTCTTGCCTTAGTAGACGATTAACATATTTTGGCATTTACTATTCATATAGCATTGTAAGTCCTAAAACGGTCAATATCAACCATAGAAGTGATCGTGCTTCTCTGCGTTAATGAGAACCATTAAATTCAAGTTTGTACTACAGTGTCTTTCGAGCTTGTGGTCTAAATATTAAAAACCAATGTCTATTAGGCTTTTATATGAAATGAAATTATCGCTAGTTTCTTTTCTGAATTTTTGAGATAGACAATAGCGAATGACTACTGGGCGGTCTGACATCTGGAAAGACAGATAAATATGGAGTGTCACTATATAAGCGCAATATATTTTGGGTGACACAGGTAGTAATCTCCTTCTCGTGCGTTGGTTAGCGAGTAAATCTGATTAAAGTGATTTTGAAAAGCATGGATACCTAGTGTGTCTAATTTATAAACTGGATGTGTACAGTCCAATATCAGCTAGTTAGTGCTTTATGCTGATTATCATAGCGGAATGACGAGCAATGGAAGCTCACTTGGCTCATAACCAAGAGTATGCAGGTTCGAGTCCTGCTTCCGCAATTCAATGATTAAAAGGAAAACGAAAAAATAAAAGAAAGGAGTATGTATTATGGCAAGCAGATTGATTATTGAGCAAGAGCCATTAAAAGTTGGACAGGTTCGTAAAGTTACATCCAATAATGGTGAAAAAATAGATTCTATTACTTTACTCTTGAACAACAACGTGGAAATTTTGTTCGTGCCACGGAATGACGGAACATTAGATTTTTCAGTAAGTGATCCACAGTTTGATACGTCAAATTTAGATTGCTCTATTGATAAAGAAGTATTGCGTGATTTATTTATGGCTATTAGAGACGGATATAAACAAGTAATTACAAACGAAAGCGAGGATGCAAATTCATGAAATTAAATATTAGTAAAACTATTGATGAAAACGTTATTAGTGTAGATATTTCTGTCGCAGAATTAGGTACATCAGATACCGATGCTGCTACTGAAAAAGATATGTTACATAATTTTGTTAGAACAATCGAATATTCTAAGATATCCTTTAAATCTAATATGAAAGCTGACTCTAATGGAGATCCAGTTACAACTGATAGTGAAGTTGATGATTCAACTATTATTTCTGTTGAGTTAAAAGATATTATTAACCAGTCATTTGTTGTGGATGAAAATCTTCATATTACATTCTCTGTAGATGTTACAAAGATTCCAGAATCAGAAGTTAAAGCACCTTTTGATAGTGTTGAAAAGATTGGTAAAGCAAAGGTTGAACTTTTCGCTACTAAGATTCAAGAAGAAATTGGTAAAAAACTTGCTGAGATTCGTGCTTTAAATACTAAGTTTGAAGGTGAAACAGAAGTTATTCTGTAAAAATAATGGGTGGTACTCTTCCACCCTAAATATGCTCGGTTAGTCAAGTGGTCAAAGACCTCCGACTTTCTATCGGATAACATGGGTTCGAATCCCATACCGAGTATTATGCGGTAAACCTGATGCCAAAACCTATTTTTTGGATGCATACGAAACTTAGGTGTGTAAGCTCAACACTTACTACCGCCCTTATGTCTATTGCGGTTTTCAAACAGGTACTGTTGCAACAATAGGATATGTTATATACAGCTTAAATGAAAGTTCGGAGTTTGAGAACTCAATGAGAAAGACAATAAATTTTCAATAAATAGCTGATACTTAAATGGACAGCGAGGCTATATGGTATTTATATAGTAACAGAGAGTTGCTTCATGAGGCGACTCTCTTTATCTGTAGTATTGGCAGAGTTGGTATTGCACCTGATTGCTAATCAGAGGTCATCGTTTATTCGGTGCATAGGTTCAAGTCCTATATACTATGCTCATGCCGTGTGTCCGATTGGTCGAGGGTGCTGTCTTGAAAACAGTCTGGATGTAAAAGTCTTTGGGGTTCGAATCCCTAACACGGCGTATGCACCTATCTTTTGGCAAGAATGAAGTCTCCAAAACTTCTAACCTGTGTTCGATGCGCAGTGGGTGTGCTAAGTGAAGTAAATTGCACTTTCATTGAAAATTTAATATTGGAAAGTTTGAGAAGTCATTTCGTATGAAATGGCTTCTTTTTGTTATTGAAATAAAAGGAGGTGGTCGTTAGTTTGGCTACGACAAAAGAGACACAGCCTACAAAATTAACGGCTGCACAATTAAAGAAGAAAGTTGAAACACAGGAAGAGAAAATCAAGTCACTTAAAGAGGGTGCTTGGTGCTATATGTGTGATACACATAAAGCAAGGGATAAATTTTATGTAAGTACAGATCCTATGAGTAAAAGTGGTCTTACTCCAATTTGTAAAGACTGTGCAAAAAAGATAGCCCTTAAAATTGGGAAGGACAAGGTTGAACATGAGCCTGATAAGAACTCTGTAATCGAAACAATGAGGTATCTTAATAAGCCTTTTTTGTCAAAATTATGGGATGCTAGTATTCAAGAATCGGAAAATTTAGCTTTAGGCAAAGTTCGTTCTAATGGTTATTATTCATATATAAAGAATGTTGCTATGGGACAATATAACACTCTAACATTTAAAGATTCAGATGTTTTTGATAATAATACAGTCGAGGAGGAAACCTCAAAAGAACAAACAACCGAGGAAGAACTTATTGAATCACATGCAGGGTTGGATACATATGATAGTTTTTTAAAAAACAAAAATGATGTAATTCGATTACTAAGTTATGATCCTTTTGAAAAAGAAGATATAGCCGACCAACCATTCTTATATTCACAGCTATTAGGATTGTTAGATTCTAGTGAAGACGCTAATGAAGATATGATGCGTACTTCTTCTGCTATTTCTATTGTTCGTGGATTTTTACAGCAGTCTAAAATTGATGACACTATATCAAAGTTGATGTGTGACATTTCTAATATTGAACGAAATTCTGCAACAATTAAATCTTTGCAAGAAAGTAAAGGTAAGATTACTTCTGTTATTACAAGTCTTGCACAAGATAGTTGTATTTCATTAAAACATAATAAAAATGCTAAAAAAGGTGAAAATACATGGACTGGAAAAATCAAGAAAATTAAGAGTCTTAATCTGCGAAGTGGGGAGGTCAATGGTTTTGATATTGATACATGTAGAGGTATGCAACAGGTTCAGGAAATCAGTGATGCTTCCATTATGAAACAATTGGCACTTGATGAATCTGAGTGGTCAGATATGGTTTCTGAAATGCGTGTCGTTAACACTGGTCTTAGAAAAGAAAAAGATGCTTACCAAGAAATTAACAGAATACTATTAAGAGAAAATCTTGATTTAAGAGATACATTAAAAGAAAACAATCTATTAAATGAAGAACAGTTAAAAGATTTAAAAGATGTATATTCTGTATTTGCAGAGTTTGATGAAGTTGAAGAGTCTCCTGACGATGAAACAAAGGAGGTTACTGAAAATGAATCAGAATAAACAAATGATTATGAATTACTATCAGAATGAAATTCTTGATTATGATAAGGATTTTTATAATCAATACGGAATATATGTAAAACCACATGGTTACTCTATTTCTTCTCGTAAAATTGAATCTTATATTCAAATCGCTGAAATCCAAAAATATCTGCAATGCAACCCAGTAAAAGCTATAGATCTCTTTTTCAATATAGAGCTTTTAGATGGGCAAGCACTTCTTGTACAAAGAAGTTGGGTTTGCCCAAATGTACTTGCAGTATGTACTCGTGGATATGGTAAAAGTACAGTTATTGACCTTGAGATTATGTCTAAAGATATGTGTTTTTGTAATGTATGGACATATATTGCAAGCGGTACAGGTGGTCAGGCTGAACAAACTTTCACTACTTTGGAACGACTCGCTAATGATAATATTGATACATTTTATGGTTCAACTGGTTCTTTATTCAAGAATGAGATAGAAATCAAAAATGCAGCAGGTGACGGATTTTCACACTCGTCCAATGGGTTTTCCTATTCATGTTATAACGGATCTATGACTAGGACATTGAACGGAAATATAGATGCCAAGAGAGGTATGCGAGGCACAGTAATTTTTGATGAAAGTGGTTTCTTATCTGATGAAATGATGAATGTATATGGTGCATTTGCCGTTGTAAATAAAAGTTTAAAAACTGGTAAAGATGTAGATGGTAATTCAATAGATCCAATTCGTCAAAGATGTTTGCCACGAGATTTATCATATCAAAAATATTACATCAGTTCAGCATCTTCAACTGATACTCAGTTTTGGAGATTATATCGTGACTTCTCTAAGCAACAAATCATGGGAAATCCAGATTATTGTGTTTTACATATAGATTGTGAACAAGCGTTTAAACCAACTCTTAGAGGTGAATTAGTTACTCCTCTTCTATCTCGAAATACTGTTGAATCTGAAATGAGAACAAATCCCGAAAAAGCAAGGCGTGAATATTATTGTATTTTTACTACTGATGCTGGTACGGATGCAATTATTCGTAGAGGTGTTATCACACGAAATGAAGAAACAAGAAAACCTCTTCTTTATAATGACACAGGTGATAAAAAGTTCGTCATCACATATGATCCTGCTAGAAGCCGAGATAATTCAGTAATTCTTGTTGGTGAAATTTATGAATATGAACAGGTTGACGGAAGTATTGACACAAGAATGAGATTGGTAAACTGTATTAATCTTATTGATGTTGGTAAAAAAATCAAATCTCCTATGCAAACTCCAGATCAGATCGAATATCTAAAAAAAGTAATTCTTGATTATAACGGTGGAGCTGACGCATATGGGAATATTGTTGGTGTATACATTGATGCAGGTAGTGGCGGATCGGGTGTTAATATAGCCGATTATTTAATGCCTGATTGGACGGATTCTGCTGGTATTGTTCACAGAGGATTAATTGATAAGGAATACTCTGCTGATTATGTTAAGAAATTTCCTAATGCAGTAGACAAAGTGCATCTTATGTCTCCTACTGGTTATAAATCTGAAATGTATGAAGCAATGATAGAATTGATGAATCAGGATAAAATCAGCTTTACAGCACAATATGATCATAAAGGCTATCTTACTGTTTTTGATGTTGATGAGAAAAAATTGGCTAAAGAAAAAGAACGAATTTCTGCTGAACTCAGAAAACAAAAAGTTAATGAAAAGGAATTTGAAACTAAGCTCAATGAAGAATTAGAGAAAATTGAATCCGTTAATACAAAAACTATAAAACTTGATTGGCAGGATGAAATTGCTCTTGCTAATATTGATGCTTTAAAAGAAGAGCTTGTCAATATGGTTCGTAAAAAGCGTGATTCTGGAAAGGATTCGTTTGAACTTACACCTGAGAAGGCTAATAAGCTCCATGATGATCGTGCCTTAATTTGTATAGGGTACTTTGTAATAAATGTAGATAAATTACAAATAGAAAATTTTCTCTGATTAATTGGGAAAGTCCAGAAGTGGATAACCCACAGCAAGCGTAATGGTAGCTGCAACGACTAAGTGAGAAAACTTCATTCTACAAATTATATATGAAGATGCGATAGTCTGAACTCGTAATATAACTTAAAAATGAAATACGAGAATTAAGGTCGAGTGTAAAGACACTCTTGGAAGTACCTTAATCGCCTATTAAATATATCAGTTAAAGGAAGTGATACTATAACTGGTATTTATATGATAAAAAATGTTAAAAATAACAAACTATATATTGGTCAATCTACAGATATAAAAAATAGATGGGTGCGACATAAATCTGAATTGAATAACAATCGTCATATTAACAATCATCTTCAATTTGCATGGAACAAATATGGAGAAGATTGTTTTATTTTTGCCGTAATTGAAGAATGTTCTGTCTCTGAATTAGATGAGCGTGAGAAATTTTATATAAACAAATATAATTCTATGAGTAATGGATATAACTTGTGTGAAGGTGGAAATGGAATTCGTGGTTATAAACATACTGAAGAAGAAATAGAGAAAATGAGAATGATTCAAAATCCTAAAACATTACTTCAAATTAATAAAAATTTAGAAATTGTTAATAAATGGCATGGGGTATCACATGCCTCAAAAATTCTTGGTTATTCAAAAAGAAATATAGAATTATGTTGCAACATGGTTTATGGACATAAAACTGCATACGGATATTATTGGTTTTATGAAGATGACTTCAATAATAATAAAATAGATTGGAATTATTATACATCAAAGCAAAAGATTAATTATGATGGAAAATATGTTGTTCAAAAAGATTTAGATGGGAATATTTTATCTACCTTTAAATCTATAATGGAAGCACACAGAATGACTAATATTAATAGACAATCTATTCAATATTGTTTACAAGGAAAACAGAAAACAGCAAAAAATTATATTTTTGAATATATTTAATAGGTTTAAAAGTAACAGAATGATACAGCATGTATGGCTTCTTATGCCCTTATGTGTGAACGTAGAAAAGCCATTACAAATAAAAAGCGACCAACAGAAGATGCCACAAGTTTTATAAATAAGCTTACAATCCGCAAAGCAAAATATAATTAAGGAGGTGCATTATCAAATATGCCTAGACCTAAGAAAGTAGATGCAAATTCTAATGCACCTGCTAAAATAAATAATTCACAGAAGAAAACCACTTCTTCTACTCCCAAACAGCCAACCGCAAATGAAATGCGTGAATGGTATGAGAAAAATAAAAGTAGACTTGAACGTTATGAAGATGCAACAAGTGCAATTACAAGTCTTCGAGATATTCAGAAATCATCCAGATATACGTCAATCAGTAACTACTCAAAGGAAGATGTAAAAACATACATAAAGAATATCTCTTCTAATGAAAAGAATCTACGAAGCTTATCTCGTTATCTTTATTATCGTTCAGAAATCTATTATCGTCTTTGTAAATATTATGCAAATCAGATTGATCTTACAATTCGTAATATAGTTCCTCCATTTATAATCTCAGGCGAAAATGATGTGCAATCCACATTACAAAAGTATCAAGAAACAGTTGATATAGTTGACACTCTAGGATTGAATTATGAATTTCGTAAAGCTGCGTCTATCACTTTAAGAGAAGATGTATTTTATGGATGTGCTTACTATACAGAGGGACAAGGAATGTTTGTTCTTCCATTAGATCCAGATTATATGAAAATAGCAGGTATGTTTCCTGATGGTTCATTTGCAGGAGCTATGGATATGAGTTATTTCCGTAGTCATCAGGAACTTCTTGAATATTGGGGCGAACCATTTAATAGTATGTGGAATACATATCAGAGTACAAATGAAAAATATCAGCTAATTCCCGAAGAATATAATGTATGTATTAAATTTAGGTCTGAAGACTGGGAAACCATCGTTCCCGTGCTTACACCTATATTTTTATCATTGATTGATCTTATGGACGCTTCTGATTATCAAGCAGTTCAACAAGCAGCTAATATTTATAAATTAGTATGGCTTGAAATGAAAACTATGGGTAATGATGTAGATGATTGGGCTGTAAATCCAGATATAATGATTCAGTATTTCAATCGTATGCTTGAAGAAGCATTACCTCCTTATATTTCCGCTGCTATTGTTCCTGGTGAATTACATGAAATTAGTTTTCCAGATGATGCAACAGGTGATGTTACAAAGGTTGAAAAAGCTACAAAAGAAATTCTCAATACGGCTGGTGGTGCTCAGATATTAAATCTAAACTCCGCTTCTAACTCTACTGCTTTTAAATATGGCGTACTTGCAGATTCTACATTTTCTATTTCAACTCTTATTCCACAGATTCAAGCGATTGTAAATCGACTTTTATCTAGTTGGATATCTGAACCTTGTAAAATTAAATTCTTTGATGTCTCTATTTATCAGAAAGATGACTTTAGAAAATCAATCTTGGAATCATGTACCAATGGATTGCCAAACAAAATTCTTTATAACACACTAAATGGTGTGTCTGAAAAAGATACGTTATCTATGAACTTTTTGGAAGAAGACTGTTTGCAGCTTAGTTCAAAATTCAAGCCACTATCTAGCACTTATACTCAGACAGGTAATGATAAAGGCGGTGGTCAAGAGAAGGATGATTCGGAACTTACAGATGCGGGACTTCGTACAAGAGATGAGAATTTAAATGATAAATAGGAGTTGATGGAATGAATCAAAAATTTATACAAACGCAAGATGCACCTACTGCTACTCTCTTATCTCAATTAGGATATCAACAGGTGCAAAATTCTAATGGTATTTATGTATTTTTGAATACTGATACTCTTCGGTTTTCAGAAAATATAGATATAAATAAATTAAAGTATACAAGTATGCTTACATTTTAGTCGTCTTCCTTGGGCGACTTTTATTATGTCAGAAAGGAGGAAAAGATTAAGTAGATGCCAAAGGTTATTAAAAAGAAAATTTTAACTGAAGATGATTTACTAAAATTCTGTCAAGAGCAGAAATTTGCAAAATTCAGTTCTAAAGATACTGGCTATCAGTTGGCTTTAAAAGTACCTACTACTTTTGAGCTAGACGATACCGTAGACGAAAATCATCGTGGAATGATGCGTCTTAAATTCAGAATTTTTCATACAGGACTTAACAGAAATAAGAGTTATGTATCAAAGGATGCTGCTGAGAAAGCAATGAATACAATTGCTGACAGACCTGTGTTAGCTGCAATCCATCAGCTTGACGATGGCAGTTGGGATTTTGAAGGTCATGAGATGGAAATTGTTAAAGACGAAAAAGGTAAAGAAGAACTGAAATATATTGAATCTCAAGTTGGTTCTTTCTCATCTGAACCTGCATTTTGGGAACATGATGATAACTTAGATAAAGATTATGTATGTGCTTATGCTTATATAAGTGAAGAATACACAAAGGCTTGTGAAATTATTCGTGCAAAACAAGGTTCAAAAAATAGTTGCGAGCTTTTCATTGATGAACTCTCTTACAACGCCAAGGAGAAATATCTTGAATTAAATGATTTCTATGTAAACGCTTCGACTTTGTTGGGAAGTCACGATGATGGTACAGAAATTCAAGAAGGTATGGAAGGTTCTCGTGCTGATATTGCTGATTTCAGTGTAAATAACAATTCAGTTAAATTTGACAAAAATGAAAAATTGATTGAACTCTTAGAAAATCTTAATAAGACACTTTCTAATTTCAATAAAGAACAGACTCCTGTTCAAACACAATCAAAGGAAGGAGGAACAAATAACAAAATGACAAAATTTGAAGAGTTACTTGCCAAATATGATAAGACTGCTGAAGATGTAACATTCGACTATACAGAAATGTCAGATGAGGAACTTGAAGCAAAATTCGCTGAGATGTTCGATGATGGCAATTCAGAAGGAGACAATTCAGGTAACGGAGAATCTGGTGAGCCTTCCAATGACGGAGAAGGTGATGGCGAAGGAGCTTCTGATCCAGATGACGATGAAGGTGGAAGTCAGACTTTTGAAAAGATTGTTCGTACATATGAGATTTCTCATGAAGATACAAGATATGCACTCTATAATCTGTTAGCACCATATGAAGAGTCGGACAATGATTATTACTATATCTCAAATGTATTTGATTCTTATTTTGTATACGAGGGTTGGTGTACTGACAAAATTTACCGCCAGAACTATACAAAAGATGGAGATAATGTTTCATTTGATGGTGAACGTATAGAATTGTTCCGTGAGCTTTTGACAGCAAGTGAGAAAGCTGAACTTGAATCCATGCGTTCTAATTATGCCGCCCTCAAGGAGTTCAAAGAGACAGCAGAAAAGAATGAACTTCATGCACAGAAAGAAGCTATTATCAATGCTGATAACTATTCTGTTCTTACAGAGAAAGATTCAGATGGAAATTATGTGAATGCTGATTTTGCCGAATTAGTAAAGACTATGGATAATTATTCTGTAGAAGACTTTGAAACAAAGGTAAAGGTTATGCATTCAGATTATATGTCTGCACATGCGAACTTCTCTTCTGTTGACACAAAGAAAAACACAAATTCAGTTAAGATACTTACAAATATGAATAAGAAATCAAAGCCTAAGAAAAACTACGGCAACTTATTTGATTAAAAACTGAATATAACTTTATTTCGCACAGAACGCTTTATGCGTTCTTTTTTATTGCAAAAAAACAAAAATTTAAGGAGGAAAACATAATGGCTATTAAATATGCTGCTACAAAATTTCCACAGATGGAAATTGGTAATTTACTTGCTCAGGATTATGGTGAGCACATTTTATCCGTAAAGATCACAGAAGATACACCTAACGGATATCATTTTAAACCAGGTAAGATGACTTCTCTTGATAATTGGGAGATGGAAGCTGCAACTGAAATTGATGCTTATATCGCAATGAAGGATGCGTCAGGAAGATACCTTGTTGTAATTAGAGATCCAAAGGGAGTTGGTGTTATCTATCAGAAACCACTCAACAATGTCGAGAGTCCTCGTTCACTCGCACTTGCTTCTAATTTCTATAACGATCCAGCAGACGGTGCAGTTCGTGGATACATGCTTCATTCACAGGATCGTTATTGGCTTACAGAGGACAACTTTGATGGCTCACCTACAGTTGGAGCTGAAATCACAACGATTTCTAGTGGAAAATTAAAAATTGGTGCGTAATAGAAAGGAGGATATAGAATAATGATGAGATTTAGTACAGAACATTTAAGAAAAGTTTTTGAAGATGCTGATAAGTATGAAAATTTTAAGAAGCTTACATACAATTTAAATCACGGAATTGATATTTATGAGTACGATGATGACGGAAACCAGAGAAAGGTTTCTAAGCACGAAGCAAACAAGGCAATCCGTAAAATTATTATGGAAGTATGTGACCTTACTGAAGATGATCTTAGATCCAACAAGAGACGTGAAAGAGCTTTAGAGCTTCATCACACAGAAGTATATGAGTTACTTGAGTCTGATATTGATTTTAAGGTAGATACAGCATTTAAGGAATCTGAGTGGTTTAATGATTTTGTAGATATGAGAAATGTTAAACTTGGTGACGAGGAAGAGTTCTGGTCAAAAGAAAAGGTTATGCTTGCTGTTGCTGAAATCAGTGGCGACCATCATGATCTGACTTTACAGTACTTAAATGAAGGTACAGCACACAAGATTCATACTAAGAAGTATGGTGTAAAGATTGGTAAGGATATTGATCTTATTTTACTTGGACGTATTGATTTTACAGAACTGACAGATAAGATTGCAGAAGCATTTGTATATAAGGTTCAGGAACTTTGCTATACAGGAATTTATGGAGCTGCTACTAAGTTACCTAACAACTCTCAGTTTGTAAAAACAGGTGCTTTATCTGCTTCTACAAAAGACAAGTTTGATACACTTCTTGAGGATGTTGGAACAGCCAATAGCGCAGAAGTTGTTATTATGGGTACAAAGACTGCATTAAAGAAACTTAATGGTCTTACAGAAGTTGATTGGAGAAGTTTATCTCAGAAGGAGGATGTTGCTAAGACAGGTCGCCTTGGTACATATGAGGGAACAGAACTCATTGAGATTCCTCAGAGATTTGCTTTCAATGATGTAACAAAGAGACTTATTGACGATAAGAGACTTCTTATCTTTGCAAAGAATCAGGAACAGTTCGTGTGGTTTACAGATAAGGGCGAAACTCAGATTTATGAGTCTGGTACTCAGAAGGGTGAACACGCTGATGACTTCCAGAAATATGAAGTTCAGAGAGAAATGGGTGTTGAGGTAGTATTACCACAGTACTTTGGTCAGTGGACTCTTGAGTAATAAATAAAATTGAGTGGTTAGATTATCTAGCCACTCTTTTTATATTGGATAGAAAGGAAAAAATAAATGGCATATACAAAAAAGACAACCACAAAAGCAGTAGAAAATACTAATACTGATGTGGCTGAAAAGAAATCAGAAAAAAAGAAGTTTGAGCCAACAGAAATGATTCCATGTGTGTCTCTTACCGCAGGAGAATTATTTTATGTTGGACTTAAATCAGATACTTTATATACATTTGCAGATATTGATGACGTTCAGGAAATTGAATTTAGAGATTTGGATTATGCAGCAAGGAAGGGTGACAAGATGATGTTTAAACCTCGTTTTGTTGTGCAGGATGCAGATTTCATTGCATTACATCCAGAACTTGATGATTTATATTCTACTCTTCATTCGACAAATGATTTAAGAGATATTTTAAAGATGACTCCTTCGCAAATGGAAAAAGCTATCTATTCTCTTCCAATTGGAGCACAGGAAGCATTAAAAACTATTGCAACAAGTATGGTTGATGACGGAACACTTGATTCTGTTAAGAGAATTCAGATGCTTGATTCTATTTTTGGAACAGAGTTACTTTTAAAATTGAATATGTAATAAAGGAGGCTCACAATGACGCTTCCATACGAAACAATTTTTTCAAGAGCAAGAGGACGAATTTCAGATCCGAAAGAACTCTCTTTTAACGAAAACGATTTGCTTGAAATTTATACAGAGCGATTAAGCAATGTAATTGCTAATCCAAGGGTGCGTAGACTATTCTCTTCTCTCACACTCGATGATGAAATTCAACAGTTGGATTTTACACTGAATAATTCAGTAGACGAAACGGCTGATATGAATTTTGTCGTAGGAATTCTTGTGCTTGGAATGACGATTGAGTGGTTACAGCCACAGGTTGATTCTATTATGCACACATCAGTAATGATAGGTGGTAAAGAAGAAAAGAAGCTACTCGACAATCATAAAAATATGATCGACCGTCTTGATTCCATGAAAACTGAATTGAATAAACGTATTCGTGATTACGGATATATGTATAATTCCTATATTAACACGGAGTCCTAATATGCAATACATATATGGTGACTTTACAGACAAGCAAATCAATGAAGCAGTTCGTGCGATGCACGGTGATATTCACAAACTACTGCTCTATAAAGACAAGACAATTGAAGAGAAAATATTTGAAGATGATGAAGCGTTTCTCGTCTTCTTTGAAAACGTTATGTTTAAATTAGGTGGAACAAAAACATTATTTAACGATAACGGGCTTATGGTAACTCTTATGGCGACTTTACAAGGTGCTATGGATAATTTCAAGAGCGACCATTTCAGTTACAAAAAATTCCGTAGGGCAATCTTAGATTCTCATGGATATATAAAAGCAATGTTTGAGGGAGGTGTAAGCGATGCCGAGTCTACAAACAGCTAGGCGTGTCGCAAACGCCAAGAACAACGAAGCTAAAACGATTGGTCAGATATATAAGGAACAGTCTGATTGGGCGATGGAACAGACATTTGAAAACGACATAGCTACAAGGACTTGTTATATCTATGACTATTTTCATGATGACTTCTTCACAGACGAGTATGGAATTACACGTTCTCTCGCTGAAGGTATGACATATGAAAATACCAATAAGACAAAGATAGATGCAAAGTTCATTATCAAATCTTATCAGTCAATGGACAAAGATCAAGTAGAATACTATCTTATGTTTCGTCCAAGTCAGCCTGTAAGATTCAATGAAGGTGATGACCTTTATTATTATGAGACTGATTTTAGGAAACGCTATGGGGCAACATTTCCGATAGGACTTTTTGTGGACGTTCCAGATGATAGAGGAATTTATCATAAGTGGATTATTTGTCGTGATGAACCTGCAAATCAGTTTCCAAAGTATCTGATTTTACCAGTAAATTACGAACTTACATGGATTGAAAAATCTAATGATAAGCGCATCAAGAGACGTATGTGGTGTTGTTTAAGACAACAGAATTCCTACACTATAGGCACTTACACTGACCGATATTTTACACATACTGATAATCAGGATAAGATATGGTTGCCAATGAACTCTATTACAGAGAAATTTTGGTACACTTCTAAAGATTCTAAAAATATGCGTGTTGTAGTAAGTGCTTTAACAGAACATCCTACAATATGGACAGTGACCAAGGTTGAAAATTCAATGCCATTTGGTATTCAAAAACTTACTATATATACGGCATTTTGGAACGAGCATACGGATTATGTCAATCTTGAAACGGGCGAAATGTATGCGAACTATTTCGATTCAGAAATCGACCCAACAGATCCATCTACTCCAACTACTCCCCCATCTTCCATTACAGCAAGAATTTCAGCATCCACTTCAACAATCAAAGTTGGTGGCTCTTATAAAAATCTTACAGTAAATCTATTTAATGATTCCAATGAAGATATTACAACTAAATATGCTGATGCAACCTTTACATGGACTTGCTCTATTGATAATGAAGGCTGGACAGATAAAGTAACATGGCGAGCTGGTACAGAGTACAACCAAAAGAAAGTAAAGTTTCCTAATAACGCCTCTACTATCGGTAAAATATTGTCGATTAAGTGTGAAATTGTTAAGGATAACTTGCCGATTGAATCTGAATTTTTACCGTTAGAATTAACTGAATAGGAGGTGTTTTATGGCAGAAAAATTAGTTACAAAAAATGATTTGTTAAATAAGCTTCGTGCATATAAGACTACTCCTGATGATGATGTAATTCTATACAAGCAAAAAATCAAAAATGCTTTGTTATCAAATCCATGTTTGTTATACGCTCTCAATGATAAAAAGTTAGAATCTGAATTGTTCGACAAAAATGGAAACATCAATTGGGAATGGAATGAAGATACCAAGCAATATGAACCTCTTGGTGAATGGGATAGATATTTTGGAAGTGATTCTCTTATTCGTCCATTTTTATTTATTCCAGATACACAGACAACAGTTAAATGTTATGTGTGTTATCAAGTAGGGTTTAGAGATACGGTTAGATATCAGTCAGGATTAAAAGAAACACAAGTTACTTTTACTATTTTTGCTCATGGAGATGACCGTATGGATAAATTGACTGGAATTCCAAGGCATGACCTTATTGCTTCCATTATAAGAGAACGATTCGCATGGTCTAATATATTTGGTATGCAGACATATCTTACACAGGATTATGAATCTACAGTTGATAACAATTATGTGGCTCGCACTCTTGTATTTGAACTTACGGACTTAAATAGTAAAGTTCGTACACCTTATTGTGGAAAACCATCTATTATGAATTACGGTATAAGGCGGTGATTGTTTGGATGTATTAGAAACATTGGATAGTCTTCAATCTGCCGCAGAAAAAGATGAAGCCAAAAAACAAGAAGTGAGTAAAAAGCCAGAATATCATTTCGACAAACTTAAAATGTATTTTGGTGAGGATTATACAATAAATGGTATAACTATTTCAATTCCAACCATAGGAGATATTTTAAATATTGGCGAATCAAAATTCTACCAAGCAATCTCTCCTTTTCTTAGTAATTCTACTTCTATTCGAGTTCTTCTTTATGATGTATTTAAAAAGGATTGGAATAAAACAAAAGATATTGAAGTGTTTTATATCTTATATCAATTGCTCGAAGATAAAGAGCCGTTAAAGCTACTATTCAAAGATTTTAGTTTTGATGGATTTGAATTAATTCAAGCAAGAAAAAATGTTGACGATCCAGAATACAATCATCTTGCGCTTTTAAATCAAGATAAAAATATGATTATTTATGATGATGAATATATGGAAATTGCTGAATTTATTCGAGCGATGATGAATGTTCATCCAAAGGTTGAAAAGGCAAAAGGTAAAACAACAAAACAATGGATTTTACAAGAAGATAGAATGAAAGCAGAACAGGATGATAAAAAGAAAGGCGCATCGACTCTTTTACCACTTGTTTCGAGTTGTATAAATCATCCTGGGTTTAAATATAAGTTGGAAGAATTAAAACAAGTGAATATATGTCAGTTTATGGATTCTGTAAACAGAATTCAAAAATACGAACAGGGAACGGCTGCTTTACACGGAATTTACGGTGGTATGGTGTCAGCCAAAGACATTCCTGAAGATTTAATCAATTTTATGGGCGATATTTAATCGCTCATTTTTATTGCATAAAAATAACAATTTTAAAGGAGGAAAATAATTATGGCATTTAAATTAGGTGACGTAATCGTAGATAGACTTCAGTTTGGTTACGGTGCAAAGTCTAATGGTACACCTCTGTATGCTTTAACACAGCTTACACAGGCAAATATTGATATTACGGCTGACTCAACAGATATCAATGATAAGGATGGAAACCTTGTATATCGTAAGTATACAGGTAAGAAAGGTGAGGTTACTGCAACTAACGCATTCCTTAACCTTGCTGTTGTAGAGACTATTTCTGCTACTGATGCTGAGATTGCAACCGCAGATAAGGGTATTGTTATGCCGATGATTCAGATCGTAAAAGCTGGCGAAACATTAGATGTTACGGGATTTGTTGAAGGTTCTATCCATGTAAATGCTCTTTCTACAAAGGGTTCTATGGGTAAGGACGAATTTAAGAAAGGATCTGCCGCTTCTGCTACTGAATATGCAATTAAGCACACCGAAGCTTCGGGTGAACCAGACAATACACCTGCGAGTGATGTATTAACACCGCCTATCGCAGATGGTGAAACTCAGTATATTGTCAAGTATAAGAAGACAATTAAGAGCGGAGCAAAGATTACTAATTCTGGTAAAAAGTTCCCAAAATCTCATGAGTTGTTCTTCAAGGCACTTGTAGTAGACAAGTGTGAGACTGATGTATTAAAAGCAGCTATCATTCACATCCCTTCATTTATGCCAAGTCCTGAGTTTTCACTTGCATTACAGGGTGGTGATTCTCAGACGATGGATTATAAGGGTTCTATGATGCTAAATGCTTGCTCTACAGATGGAGAACTTTTCTCTATTTATTACATTGACGAGGAAGAGGACGATATCGAATTATAAGAACACGTAGGGCAGTTAAACTACTGCCCTATTCTTACAAGGAGGAATAATGTCAAAGAAAGAATTGAGAACTTGTGTGCTTTGCGGTAAGACTTATTCATTTTGTCCAGTTTGTAATCCAGAAGATCGTTTGAAACCAACATGGTATTTTTGTTGGTGTTCAGATAATTGCCATGAAATTGATGAAGTGACTTCTGCATTTGAAGATGGACGCACGACAGATATTGAAGCAAAACCAAAATTAGAAAAATTAGATTTGAGCAGAAAAGAATACTTTGGCGAAAGTTATAAGAATTCTATTACCTCTATCATGAAGGCAAAAGCACAAGTTATTAAGAAAGAAAATAAAAAGACAGAGGCTAAATCTGTCAAAAAGGATATTGTTACAAAAGTCGAAAATGAGGCTGAAAGTAATGTTGAATAGTGATTTTTAAATAAGGGATTATAACATATTACTATTCAATGTTGTAATCCCTATTTTTTACGCTATTACGGATTGAAAGGAAAATATATGATAGAAACTAATCTACATAACGCACGAAACTATTCAGAGCATGAAGTGAATAGAATCTGCAATGTAAAACAGCAAATCTTTTATATGAGTTCTGGTGCATATCCTATCGACATTTATCCTAGCTATGATAATAAGAATGACAGGAAAATTATTGTGATGATATTTGATCGAAAAGACACTAAAGAATTATATCAAAGATGGAAAAATTATGATACGGAGGACTAAATATAATGGATTTATCATTTTTAACAAATTTTACAGTACCGATTATTGTTGGGATTTGCTTATGCGTAGGATATGTATTAAAAAATATTGTTACAACAGATGTGGTTAATAAGTATATTCCACTGATTATGGCAGTGCTTGGTGTTACATTAAACACATGGATGAATATGAGCTTTACACCTGAAATTTTACTTGGTGGACTTGTATCTGGTCTTGCTTCTACTGGTTTATATGAAGCCTTCAAGAATTTTTTAAAAAAGTAAAGAAGGGATGGTACATATGAGTGCAGGAGATACAGAATTTAGCACAGATTGATTATGTGCTTGTCATACTTGGTTTATTTGCCATTTTGTTTGCAGTTAAAAAAGTTATCGAAATATTCGGTTATTTTAAAAAGAAATTTCGATTAAAGACAGGCATTGACGAAGATAGAGAAACTGTTGAAAATCGTATTAAAACGCTTGAAAAACATGACAATTGGCAGTATCAGGAAATCCAAAAAATATCTAAAGGTATTGATGACATTAAGGACAATCTTGTACAAAAAGAGATATCTGATATTCGATGGGAGCTTCTTAATTTTTGTTCTGCTCTTACGGGTGGGCAGGATTATAATAGAGAAGCTTTTGAACATATTTTTCGGACTTATGAGCAATATGAAAAAATACTTGCTGATAATCATATGACTAATGGATATATTGTAGAATCAATGAAAGCTGTTAGAGAAATATATCATAATAAACTTGTTAGTGGTGATTTTAGGTAATTTAGCCATAATCTTCATTATATCACATATTGTATAAACCAATGTTTATTAAATTTCAGTTATTCTATGTATAACAAAATTTTTCTTGAGAATACTTATGATATGAAGAATAAAGTTGGCGAATATAGATATAAGCAAAATATAACATTAAAGGAACTATCTCAGAGAAGTGGTATTTCTGCAACCACCCTGTCAAAAATTGAAAACAATCAAACTAATGATATTCTACTTAGTCACGCTATTACTTTATCTCATATACTAAAAGTTGACTTGTACGAATTATTTTGTATAAAGAGATAGGAGGAATCTAACATGAGGATGTACTTTAATTTAATTTGTGAAGAAGTTGAACTAACAGGTGGAAAAATTATCCATATTGATATTAATATTGGCAATATGGAAGAAGTACACAAAGTCGTACTTGATAATATTGATAAATATCCCAACGCTAAGTGGGAGCTATACCCAATGTTTGTTTGTGCGTAATTACATATTTTATTTTATGAAAGAGCGATTTCATACAAGATCGCTCTTTTGTTATATCTTTATATTAATAAGGAAGAAACTCATAGAAAATTAAAGTGCTTTTACCATTATCTAGTCATATGGTAAGGGCATTTTTTAGTTAGGGCAGATGACTAGACTGCCTGCCCTTAATCAAGAAAGGAATGAATAGTTATAGCAAAAAATATAGGCAAAATTTTTGAACAGAACTTCAAAAATTCATGTCCAGAAGATGTATTAATTTATAGACCGCCTGATGCTGCTCAATCATTTGATATGAGTTCAAAGTTAAGATTTAGTCAACATAGTCCATGTGACTTTATGATTTTTAGTGGCAATAGAAATACATTTTGGACATTGGAATTAAAAACTTTTGAAGGATCTTGTTCATTTGAACGAACCAAGGAAGATAAAGGAATTATACACTACTATCAAGTAGAATCGTTAAAGAAGTTTTCTACTTATAAAAATGTATGTAGTGGTTTTATTTTGGATTTCAGAAAAACAAGTAATACATATTTTCTTATGATAGATGAATGGGATGGATTAATAAACTCTCTTTCAAAAAAAAGTTTTAATGAAAATGATTTATTGAAATACTGCAATCCTATTCTCATTAATAAGAAAAAATTAAAAGTAAATTATCGTTATGATATCAATGGTTTTCTTAACGATACAAGATTATAAAGGAGAATAACATAATATGAACAAAACATTAAAGGTTTATCAGGTAAACAACATCTATTCAAGAATTAAGAATGTGATTGAGAATAAAGATATTGATATTAAAGCGAAATTTAAGTTCAAATTACTTAGATTATATTCAGAAGTACAGAGTATTGTAAAGGATTTTGAGATGACTAAGGATGGTCTTATAAACAAGTATGGTACAGATGTTCTTGATTCTGAGGGTAATGTAACTCAGAAGAGGGTTTCACCTGATGATAAGACATGGACAGATTTTGTCAAGGAAATTAATACTGTCGCAGAATCTGATGTTGATATAGATATTACACCTATTACTGTTGATGAGCTGTTTGAGATGGAACTTGATACAGATGCGCTCGCTGACTTAGTACCTATTGTTGTTGAGGAATAAGATATAAAGGAGATAAAAGGATTATGACAATTAAAGAATTTTGTGAAAAGTATAATAATATTGCAACTAAGCAGTCAAAGGATCAGTATATTAAAGATAATCTTGAGATTACACCTTATGTGCCATTTGTTAAGAAGGATGCGCTTATTGCTAATTTACTGAAAATAACTATGATTGATAAAGAGACAGGAAATATAAAAGTAAACTCTTCTGCTGAATATTTGTTAATTACAAGAATTTTTATTGAGAACTACACAAACCTTACTGTAGAGACTAAAGGATTCTTTGAGGAATATGATGAGTTAAAGAAATCTGGACTATTTGATATTCTTCTTATTGGTAATGATATTACTGCTCCACTTATTCCATATGAGGAAATTGCAGAGTTTAAACATTTGTTATCAATTAAGAAATCGGATATTTTGCAGAATAAATACGAGATCCACAGCTTTATCACAGAGCAGGTGGAAAGATTTAAGGCTCTTGGCGAAGCTACTCTCACACCGCTTATGGATGTTGTTAGTAAGAAACTTGATGAGATTCCAAAGGAAGAACTGGATAAGATTATTGAGTTTGCTAAGAAGGGCGAATTTAAAGAGATATAGAAATTCAAATTTCAAAGGATGGATATTAAATGATAGGTGGAATTTTATATGGTCTTCTATGTGGATGGATTCTTACATTATTTCATGTAGATGATATCTGTATAGAAGTTTTACAACCGTTTATTCCATTTGTACTAACCACTGCTCATTATTATTTTGTATTTGGCATTTGTGGTTTGATATACGGAATAATTCATAATGGTTAAATATTTAGGCTCTATGGCGGTCAAATGTCATAGGGCTTTTCTTATGGAGAGTGGTAATACTGCTCTCCTATTTTAGTGTAAAAATAGTGAAATTATAGTGAAACTTTTGGAGGTGATGATACATGGCTAAAGGTGATTTAGCATCAATGGTTTTAAAAGATATAAAACATGCAGAGAAACAATTGGCAAAAGAAGTTGCGCTTGAAATCAATAAATTATTCAAAGAATCTGTATACGATTCTCTAATAGATTGGTATAACGATTATTCACCAATGGAATATGTAAGAACTCAAAATTTTATGAATGTATATAATTCCGCTTATACATCAGCAAATGGCAATATTTTAACATTACAGGTTGATTCTTCGAGAATAAATGATTATCCAGGTTTTAGTAGACCACCATATCCAACGTATGAGAAACAACCATTACAAGCAAATACGGCATTCGATTATATGTTTATGAATGGTGAACATGGTCATGGTCGTTGGATGATGCATCAAAGTATACCTCCGTTTGATAGAGTCGATAGAGACTTTCGAAGTGGATTTGGAGGTCGTGTACAAAAAATTATAGATAATAAAGCAAAGAAAATATTATTTGGATAGGAGGTAATTTATGTCAGGAATAGCAAATTGGCAAGCTCAAATTCGTATTGACATTGAAGATTTAAAAAAACGAATTAAGGTTGCCGAAGGAGAAATTAATAATTTCACCAATGAAGACCGAAAAGTAAAATTAGATATAGATACAAAGACATTAGAAAGTGCTATTCAAAAACTTGATAAAATGCTTGACTCTCTTGGTAAAGGAACGGGTGATTTTAAACAGTTTGAGAATTTATCAAAAGAGTTATCAAGTATTGTATTAGAAGTACAAAGCTTAAGTAAAGCTTTTGGTAAAGTAGATGATTCTGGTGCGAAGACACTACTCTCTTCTATCCAAAATATTGATAAATCACTTTCTGAACTGAGTCAGAATATTCTCAATGTTAATAAAAACATTAACAATATGGGCGGCAATACGAGTGGTGCTGTCAAACAAGTAGAGAATATTAGTAATGCATATCAAGATGCTGCCAAAGAAGCTGAGAAGTTGGCTGATGTACAGAGTAAGATTGGACAGAAAACGAATATTTCATCTGGAGATTTTAAAGAGCAATCAACAGAAATTGACCTATATCATAATTTAGAAAAGAGAAAAGTTACATATGATGAAATAATTGATAGAATTCAAACAATCGTATCTCTTAAAGAAAAAGAAAAATCGTTAAGCAAAACTTCTGATGATACGAAACTCTACCAAAATTTATATGACGAAAATGATATCAATTGGGCTGGTGATACAGAAGGTACTATTAATAGAATATCAGATAGATTAAAAGAAATTTATATAAAATATAATGGTAAAATATCTTTAATTAATGAAAATGATATTCAAGAAGCTGCTTATCTGTTAGACATACTAAAAGGAGCAGGCGAATCACCCAATCTAAATAAATCTCAAGAAAAATTTTATCAGAATAAAAAATTCTCAAACGATTCATTGTTTGATAATATTCATGTTGATTCTCAAAAAGCTGAAGAAATAGATAAAATCAACACAGAGTTGTCAGAAACATATCGTTGGTTCAATCAACTTGAGGGTGTATCTCTTAATGAAAATATAGCAAACGAAATTAAATCATTAATATCAGATATGCAAATTGGTGGAAAAACTGCTAGTGAATATGCTAATGATTTATTAAAAATATTTAATATAGAAGTTGGCTCTAATTCTGCTGTCGAACAGCAAAATAAATTACAATCTGAATTAAAAGAAACAGAATCACAAGCTGAAAAGACTGCTCAAGCTGTAAATGAATCTTCTTCTACCACTCCTGAAAAAGACTTGAAAGACGCATTTCCTAACAAAGATGTTTCTGCATCTGTAGAAGCTGCTACTAATTCAATTAAAGAAGAGAATAATGTATTAGAGCAGAATACTCAGAAAGTTAAGGAAAATACACAGGCTAAAGAACAAAATGTTAATGTAAACCTTAACAAGTATGATAAGCGGCTAGATTCTTACAATGGTAAGATTGATAAATACAAGACAACTATTGATAGATTTAATGATGGTGGTTGGACAAGTAGTACATATTTGGAAAATGTGCAAGCAGTTAAGAATGCTGTTAAAGAGTATGAAACTCTGCTCAATGAATTAAAAGGCAAAGATGCTAGTTTGGTGACAAGCGAAGATATTTCTAAATTGGATAATTATGAAAAGAAAATCAAAGATACTATCGCTACTGTTACTAATATGTCAGCTTCTGAAAAAGGATATAACTTTGTATCTGGTCAGAAAGAATTAGACAAGATTCATAAGCTTCTTAATGAAAATAGTAATATGTCTGCTGAGGCTAAAGCCAAGATTAAATCTTACTATGCAGAAATTGAAAGTGGTAATCCTAGCATGAGTTTGGATAGAATTCATGGCGAGATCATGAAGATTTATAATGCCGAGGTTGAAGCTGGTCGTGCTGGTAAAAGTTTCTTTGACACTTTAAAGAATAGCGGATTCCATCAGATTGCTGCTCAGATGGCAGGAATGTTTGGTGTGTATGATGTTATTAATGGATTGAAACAGGTTGCTTCTACTGTTAGAGAATTAGATACTGCATATACCGAAATGCGTAAAGTGTCAAATGAATCTGCACAGTCATTAAAGAATTTTCAGAAAGAAAGTTTTTCTACCGCTGACTCGGTTGGTACTACTGCTCTCGCATTACAGGATGCCACAGCAACATGGATGCGTCTTGGTGAGTCATTAGATGAAGCCAAGGAATCGGCAAAAGATGCAACAGTTTTATTAAATGTATCAGAATTTGAAAATATTGATGAAGCAACGGATTCATTAGTTGCAATGTCACAAGCTTATAAAGAGCTTGACAAAATGGAAATTATTGATGTCCTGGATAAAATCGGCAACGAGTATAGTATCAGTACCAATGAACTTTCAACAGCATTGAAAGATTCGGCTGCTGTATTAAAAACTCAAGGCAACGATCTTGCTGAAAGTGTAGCTCTTATTACTGCTGGTAATGCCATAACACAGGACGTTTCTAAAACCGCAGGTGAAACATTGCCTGAAAGATATAGAAATATATTTTATAGAACATATTTAACTGCAAGGGCAGCCTAAAGCTCTATGCCACAATATAGAGGAAACTACTATATGATGGATTCAAAAATTAGAGATATTACAATGGCTTGTTTGCAACGAAGTACCCTAACGTATCCCGTAGACCATACGGTACTTGAGTCGAGGGTAAACGCTCAACGATCATTCTCCGATGAGGAGATTCAGACTTGTGAATAAAGGTGGAAATCCTGAATATCTGAATCATAAGAAGTACGGCTTAATCGCAAATGAAGTCGGTGAGAACCCGTCAAATGGAAAAGGTATGTTCCCTAATGCATAGCAAGGGAATAAGACATGATCTGTTACTCTTCCGAAAGGTAGAGAGATACTATTATACATGAGGAATAAAAGGAATGAAGAAATTCGATAAGGAGTATTCAACTCAATTTTCTCCTGAAAAGGAGTATTTATTACAACATGGTATTAAACCATCTTTTGTAAAAGAAATAAATGAAGTAACTACATATAAGTATACGAAAACGTCAGAGTTATTTAAACTACTGGCGATTTTTTATGCGTAAAATTAGAAAGGAACAGATAATATATGGGTGATAGTAAATTGAAATATACAACAGAATATTTAAAAGAATTATGTAATGAAAAAGATTTAATTTTAGTTGGAATAGATAATAAAGAAGTAAACGGTAAAAATAGACGTTGTGCTTGTATTTTATGTAATAAACATAAAGAAAAAGGAGTACAATGGATTCCTGTTGAAAAAATAGGTAAGAATAAAAAGCCATGTCAATATTGTAATCATTCAAAATTAAAAGAGACATTTAAAGAGGAAATGACTATTATAAATCCAGATATTGAAATATTATCTGAGTATAAGAATTGGAACACAAAGGTAAAATGTAAATGTAAGGTATGTGGTCACATATGGGATGGCACTGTTTCATGTTTATTATATGGTAATGGATGTAAGATATGCGGACATGTAAAACGATGGGATTCGAGAGGTAGAAAAACAACCCAAGATATCATAAATGAAGTTTTAGAAGTATCCCCTGAAATTGAAGTGTTAGGTGAATATACAGGAAGTAATAATAAAATTTTATGCCGTTGTAAAAAACATGATACAAAATGGAAAATTCAAATACATACATTATTAAAAGGTGCTACCAATTGTGAAGAATGCCAATTAGAGAAAGCCAGAGAAAAGTTTGGGTTAAACAAGGAAGATGTGTATGCAAAAATCAATGAGATAAATCCTAATATTAATATATTGTCTGAATATATAAATATTAAAGAAAAAATGAAGTTTTATTGTAAAAAACATAATTATGAATTTGAAGCAGCTCCTTCTTCTTTTCTATATAAAGAATCGTTATGTTGTCCAATGTGTATGTATGAAAATGATAGATGCACAAAATTAATTGATGATGATTTATATAAATATTATGTAGAAGATGTTCATGGGTATATTTATAAAGATAGAGAAGTTGTCAATGGGCATACAGTAATATCTTTCTTGTGTAAAAATCATATTGATAAAGGTATCCAAAAAGTACCATTTCATAATATAAAATCTTCAAAATGTTGTTGTAGATATTGTAACGGATATTTTAGAACTACAGATGAATTTAAAGAAATTATAAAAGAGAAATTACCAAATATTGAAATTACAGGCGAATACACATTAGCTGGTGAACGAATTGAATGCAGATGTAGAACTTGTGGACATGAATGGACACCGCTTGCATATAACTTGATGACTGGATTTGGTTGTCCAAATTGCAATGCTTCCAATTCTGAAAACAATGTAGGAAAAATATTGGATAAATTTCAGCTTAAATATGAACGTCAAAAACGATTTGATGATTGCAAGGATATAAATACTCTTCCATTTGATTTTTATCTTAATGACTATAATGTTGCCATAGAATACGATGGTGAACAACACTATATGCCTGTTAATTGGAATGGTAAAATGTCAGACGAAGAACTAAATAGAACATTTGAATTAGTTCAATCCCACGACAAAATAAAAACTGAATATTGTAAAGAACAAAACATTCAATTAATTCGTATTCCATATTGGGAAAAAAATAATATTGAATGTTTTTTATTTGATAACTTATTAGACTTAAATATATTACAAGAAGTATCATAAAAAAGAGAATAATATAATAGTATCTGATACAAGAGTTGCGACTTGTATCAAACATAAAGGGTGTTCGTACAATTAGTCTGCGACTCGCAGGAACTGAAGAAGCGAAAGATGAATTAGCTTCTTTAGGCGAAGATGTAGATGATTTTGTTGTACAAACCAGTTCAAAAACACAGCAAATAATCAAAGATTATACTGCTGTTGCGTCTAATGCATATCAAGGTGTAGATGTTTTAGATGCTAACGGAAATCTCCGTAATACATATGATATCCTTTTAGACATCGCCAAGGTCTATAAAGAGATTCAAGAAGAAGATAAAAAGGCTGGAACAAACCGAGCAAATGCTTTAGTAGAGACTATTGCAGGTAAGAACAGATCCAACATTGCTTCTAGTATCCTGCTCAACCCAGAAATGTTAGAGTCTGTGTACAATTCTGCACTTGACGCAGACGGAGCGGCAATGAAGGAACTTGACTCTTACATGGAATCTCTTGATGCCAAGGTAGCACAATTCCAGAATAGACTTCAAGAACTTGAGTCTGACTTGGTAAGCTCTGATTTTCTGAAGGGTATAGTTGATTTTGGTACAGGAGCAATCCATGTACTAGATCAACTTATTGACAAATTTGGTGTATTACCAACTGTTATCGGTATCGGTGGTGCTGGTACAGGTATCTTTAAATTTATTAAGAATTTTGATTGGGTTTTCAAACCTTATATAAAAACTCTCTCTAACAGTTTTTAGTTGGTCAATCATAGATAAGAGAATAACATAATGGCGTTACAATCAAATCTATGGATACATGGGATTCTTAATAAAAACTCTGCAAACACTTTAGCGGAGTATAAACTATTACATGGAGGAATAAATGCTTGAATGCTTGGTAGCTTAACAAACTACCCACGGATCACATAGCAAACCGTAATCTATATGGTTATATTAGATGAGGTTGCGAAAGCAGAAAAAATTGTATATGTGGATATATGAGAATATCGAGGAGACTTGATAGGTGTCTAAGTATCATTAACAACGGGCAACGAGCAGGACGGTACTCTACATTTTATAATGTTGATCATATATAGAAATGAAAGGTCATATATAGAGAATATCTATCTAAGAGAGCAATCCCCAACGACATACCCATCCTCTAAGTGAGTCATCGCCTTAAGTATGACATTCGCTTATAATGCATAGTGTACATTGCGATTTCGGAATTCAGTAATGTACTTGAGTGTGTGTTTAACTCAACTAGAAAATTCCAAAAAGATAACTTATAAACAAAATGAATTTTGCGGAGGTTTTATTATGGTAAAATATGAAGAAAGAAATTGGTAATTTAATATAAAAAAGAGAATAATAAAATAGAGAGTAGAAAAATCTACTCTCCTATATAAAAATGATAATAATATTCCCACCAGATTCAATAATTAAAAACATAACTTAATGACAATAAACAACGCTATAAGCGCAATAACAAAAGATGTGCTCATTCTAATATGGCAATTCATAATGTCGTTCCTCCTTTTTATTAGTTTCCTCTGCCTTGCATACAACAGAAACACTGAAGGGGTTTATTGCCCAAGCAACACCCGTTAGGCGACCGACTATGTTTTTAATTATATATTATCTGGCTCTCCAACATTTATCTTTTGGATAAATGTTCCACCCAACTATATTATACCATCTTATTAATTTTATACAATTCAGAACATAAGTTTTGAACAAAATGTATAATATCAAAAGAGAATTTTTATGTATATTGATATTAATTATAAGATTGGTACTTAACAGCTTAATAATAAAATAGGACTGTCGTGAGACAGCCCTACCGTTGGATTAAAAGGAGAAAAATGAATTACGACATATAGGAGAAAATATTAAAATTTTTTGCTCTTAGAGAACATTTGGGTTATATATTTAACTTTCTTATCAGAGAGTTCGTTATGTCTACAGATAAGAACTATTGAAATGAATTCATATGTCAACCAGATAAAGTAACATATGCCTCCACAACCCATAAGTTTTAAAATGGCTATAATAATATCAACCATTATTATAATTTCACCTCCCTTCTCTATAGAATAGAAATATAAATTAGGGAAATATGTGCCCAGAAAGGGCAGATTCATTTTTCCGAATGCCATAAATATAGACATTGGGACAACCTTCGGTTATAGAGTGTTATGGCACACATCTATGTTGTTTCTCCAATGTCTATATTTTACCATTGTACAAAATTAAATACAATTCAGAACAGTAGTTTGTATTCTATAAGCCAATGTGTTTCGATATATATTCTTTTCTTTCAACTTCATTCATTGAGAAGAATTCTTTAAAGTCAATATCGAGTTTTATACAGTTACACTTGCATACTCTACATATATTTGTAAGATAATGTGTATATGTAACTCTGTGACAGTTTGGACAATAATGAATTTTTAGCATAATTGACTACTCTTTTATTATATCTATTTATTTGGACGGAATAACCTAAATTATTATGATGTGAGGTAAAAAATAATGACAAATTTAAATATTAAAATTAAAATCAACGAATTAGAGGAATTAAAACCAGCTATTGAATATATAAAGGCTCTTGATCTTAATAAAATACCCGAACTCAATACAGAAGTGATAATTGAATTCGGGTATGGTAATTAATTTTCTTTTACTACTTCTATAACTGAAATTTCTGACCTAGCGATGGTAAATGCATTATTCTCAGAATATAAATGTAAATCATATCCCGTAGAGTATTGATGATTGAATATTTCATCACCTTCAAGAGTATGTTCGGATATACCCTTATGTCCATAATATACTTTTTTGATATGTTCATACTCTTGAACTTTACCATCTTTGTTTTTAATTTTAAATGTGTACATTGTGATACCCCTCCGTAATTTGATAACACTATCATACTACTTTGAGGAATATTTTACCATTCAGAACATTAGTTCCCATTCTTAAAAATCACTCTTACAATTATTACAGTGCCATTGTTTTTTAACCTTTTGTGAGAATATACCGAACATTGCTACTGATGTCGCTTTTGATACTCCTGATATTTTCTTACAATTTGTTGAATTACAATATGGACAATGAACCTTGTTTAATAACTCCTGTGCTTGTGCGTTGGCTTGGGCGATTTGCTGTGGGGTAAGGTTGGGATTAGGAAGAGGTTTACCGTCTAATACAAAATCCATTACTTCTCTCGCTTCATCAAATTCACAATTATAATGTTCCATTAATAATTCGATACATTTTAACTTATTTTTTGTTTCACCAACTTTACTAAATTCTTTATAAAATTCACTTCTAGTGATTATGTCATCTGAAAGTTTATTCATTAAATCTTGAGAAGTCATATTCTAATCCTCCGATTATTAAATTTATTATAAATATTGTACTATATTCATTGTTGATTAGCAACTTAAAACTGTTGGAGAGTCTTTAGATGTAACAAAAACAACAATTAATACATTACAATCTTTATCAAATACAGGATTAGGTAAAGGACTTGGTGATGAAGCGGTAATTGCCAATAAATTAGCCGAATCTCTTAAAGATTATTCTGTTGAAGCTATTAAAGCTTCAATTGCCGAATCCACTCTTAATGAAAAGCAGATTAAGGCAATATTAAGTCAAAAAGGTCTTACAGGCAATATTCTTGAAACTACTACGGCTGAACTTGCTAATACTACTGCTACTAATGCTATGGCTGCGACTGAGGGTACTGCTACTACTGCCACTGTTGGATTTAGTACGGCTATTAAAGGTCTTGGTGCATCATTAAAAGCACTTGCAGTTGCACATCCGGTATTACTTGCTATAACAGTAACTTTAGGTACTATTGCAGGAGCAGTTAAGATAGTAGATGCATTAACAACATCTATAAAAGAACAGCGTGAAGCATTTGAAAATGCACAGCAGGACTATACGGATGCCTGTACAAAACTTGATGAGTTAAAAACTAAGCTATCAGAGACTACAAGTAGAATAGCTGAATTAATCGAAAAGTCTAATAATGGTACTATTACATTAGTAGAACAATCTGAACTTGATAAGTTAAAACTCACTAATGAAGAGTTAAGACTTATGATACAGAATCAGGAAGAGATTAAAAAGCAGAAAGCAAAAGAAGCCTCTGACGAAGCATATAAAACATACACAAGAGAAAATCGCATGGAAACTGACGATACTGCTAGTAAACAGGAACAGTATTATCAAGCATCATCTGATGCAGAAGGTTTCCACGTTGGCTCATTCTTGGATAGAGCGAGTGAATTATCTGATTTTGATTATACTATTAAAGCTAATGAACAGAAATTAGAGGAATTCCAGAAACAAAATGAAGAATTACAGGCACAATTAAATGCCACTTCTGATGAAAGTCTTAAAGCTCAATACCAACATAGTATTGATCTCAATAATAATCTTATTTCTAATTATACAAATTCCAATGAAAAGTTAAAAGAATCTGCTGAAAAGATGGCAGAAGAAACCTTCTCTGATAAGATAGAGAAGTATGAAGCGTTCAAACAGACATTGATGAACTCTATGAATTCTAATGGTACATTTGACAATCCACAATATCAAGCTATGTGGAATGATATACAGAAGAAGGAAATGAACTTATACCGATATACTGGTAGGTCTGCTGAATGGAATACAGTCAAACTAGATTCTATTATAGATGATAAAAGTTATCAGGCAATAGTTGATAAGCTTAAAACAGCACTTAATGAAGGTACTCTCGCTGAGGATGATATTAAGGGGATTGATGTTCTTAATGATAAGCTGAATGATACTGATTTGATTTTAGAAGATGGACAATCAGCAGCACAGTTATTTATTAAGTATCTTAACAAGCTTAAAGAGACTGGAACTGATGCAACACAATCTGTATCTGGTGCATTTACTGATTTAACTTCTCTTCTCACAGAATCAGATGATAAATCACAAACAGCTAATCTTGCCGACCTCCAATCAGAAGCAGACCTATTATCTACAATCCAAAAGGAATTAGATGATAATGGACGTATAGGTGTATCATCTATGCAAAGCATTATCAAGAAATATCCAGAAGCAAAGGCAGCACTTTCAGATTATATGCAAGGTATAATATCTGAACAAGAGTTATTTTCACAGCTTGAAACTATTTATGAGAATGACAAAAATCAGTACATACAATCTGTAGTAGATAAGTCACAGACTGATGAAGAATTCTTTAATGCAGTTATGACTAATTACCCAGAATTATATAATGAACTTTCTAGTTTGTATGGCAATGACGTTGATAACTGGTCAAATATGGAACAGGCTAAGCTAGAAATTACCAATAAAGCTATTAAGGAATTAGCAGGTGTCTGGTCTGACTATTTCAAAGTTGTTCAGGATGCAAATGGTAAATTGATGGTACAGACAACTGGCTGGTATGATGCAGGTATGTATTCGGCAGATCCAGATGAAGTAGAAGCTATGGATGAAGAATACAACAATATGTACAACCATTTCCAAAGTATTGTTGATGGTGCTAATGCTGCGGTAGATGCTTTAGATAATTATAGCTTTAAACAGGTTAGTTCTAGTATTAATGTCGATTGGAAAGGAATGTCTGGTTATGATTCTAGCAATTCATCTAGTGGAAGTGATTCATCTTCATCATCTGAGCCATCACCACAAGACTTCAACTGGGTAGAACGTCTCTTATCTAAAATCTCTAAAGCATATGACCGATTAAAGAATAAAGTATCTGATACAACACGTACATGGCTTAAGCGTAATAATGCCCTCTCCGATTCTATGGAAACATTGTTATCAGAGATTAACGCACAGTCAGATGCTTATGACTTCTATATGGATAGATTCAATTCATATGACCTTGACGGATATTACAAAGATCAGATTGCAAATGGTTCATTTAATATAGAAACTGTCTATGATGAAGACCTCAAGGATGCAATTTCGGATTGCCAGGATTTATATGATAAGGCACAAGATGCTGCTGATTCTGTACAGTCATTAAACATTGAGATTAGACAGCTTGCTAAAAGTAGATTCGATAATATTCAATCACAGTTTGAAGAAGTTCTTGGGAAAGTAAATTCTATTAAGGATTTATATAGCAAGGATAATGACCTCTTAGAAGAACAGGGCTGGTTTGCTTCTACTCTGCTTAATAATTCTATGATTGAACAAGAACAGAAAAACCTCGCAAAGCTCGAACAGGAAAGAGACGCACTTACAAAGGCACTTAATTCTGCTATGGCATCTGGTAAAATTGAAGCTGAATCTGAGGATTGGTATTCTATGCAGTCTGCTATAGATGATTGTACTTCAAGTATATATGATGCTAAAAAGGCATTAGTTGAATATGACAATGCTATCAGACAGATTAATTGGGATGCTTTCGATAGGACTAGAGATGATGTCAGCAATCTTATAGACGAAACTCAGTTCCTTGTTGACTTACTAAAGGATGAAGATATTACCGATGATAATGGCAATATGAATGACAATGGTAAGGCTGCACAAGCATTAATTGCACAGAAGTATCAATTATATCTTAATCAGGCTAAAGCATATAAGGACGAGATACTTAAGATTAATGAAGAGTTGGCTAATGATCCTTATGATAAGGAATTGCTTGATAGAAAGCAGGAACTTATTAAGGCTCAACAGGATGCTATTAATTCAAGCATATCTGAAAAGAATGCCCTTAAGGACTTGGTTCAAGAAGGTTATGATACATTTCTTGATAAGCTTGATGAAGTCATACAAAAGTACAAAGACCTTATGAGTCAGCAAAAGGATGCTTATGATTATGAAAAATCTATCGTTGAAAAAACAAAGGCTCTTAATGCTTTGGAGAAGCAATACTCTGCCGTCCAAGGAGATAATTCTGAAGAGGGTAAGAAGAATATTCAGCAGCTTAAAGACCAAATCAATACTGCTAAAGATGATTTGAAAGATACTGAGTATGAAAAGCTTATAAGCGATACTCAAGCTATTCTTGATAATCTTGCCGATACTACAAAAACGTGGCTCGATGGGCGACTTGATTCGTTTGATATAACTATGCAGGAAATTATTGACCAGTCTAATGAAAATGCTTCTAATATCTCACAGACTATTACATCTACTGCTGAGAATTATGGTTATAAGCTTAGTGAATCTATGTCTTCTATATGGAGTCTAAATGCCAACAACATAACAAATGGTATTAATAGTGTATTAGGTGACTTTAGTAACAAATTTGTTGAAGGCAACAATGCTATTAATAAGGTTTGTGGTGACATTAATGCTGCTGTACAAGGTTTATTGAAGAATAGTAATGATGAAGCTCAAAGAGTTGCTGATGAGATTGCAAGACAACAGACAGAACAGAATGCTAATACTGATGGTGGTTATTCTGATGGCGGTGGTTCATCTGGTGGTGGTGATGATTGGTCTGATAATTGGGATAATGATTCTGGTGATGATGGTGGAAGTTCTTCTGATGGTGTTAATTGGATATATAGTCCTGACAGTTATCCGAAAGACTTATTAAATATTGAGAATTCGATAGTGGATTTCACGTTAGTCTAGTCCACATTAAACACATTAAATTGCGGGAAAATCCCCATAACCCTATTTCGCTACAACGTAGTTGGAAACGACAAGCGTGAATGCGGTATGAGTTTATAACTCAACAGTCTGAATAAGATAGAAACCATAAAAAGTAAATAGGTTAGGGACAACCGAGTGTGCAAGTCACTCAGACGCAACGAAACTCCTAAGTCGAAAGATATGGAGGACGCTCAACGACTATAATATGTGGTTTTATATATTAAGCAATAAATATAAAGTTTTGAGAACAGCGTTTTGCTGTTCTTTTTTAATGCCCTTTTATTTAAAAAGGAGAATAAAAGAAAGGAGGACATGAAATGAAAAAGAATGATAAAGCTTATTTAGTTTATATTCATAAAAATAAAATTAACAATAAGGTCTATGTAGGAATTACTTCTCAAACACCGAAAGATAGATGGCGAAATGGAAAAGGTTATAAGCCTAAAAATTCAAATAGAAATGCTCATTTTTGGAATGCAATACAAAAATATGGCTGGGATAATTTTTATCATTATATAATAATTGAGAAAATAACAAAAGAGAGGGCTTGTGAAATGGAAGTTAATTTGATTAATTATTATAATTCAAGAAATCCTAAATATGAATATAATATTTCTAATGGTGGTGAATTAGGTAATAGTAATGAAGTATATGTATATAATAAAATGACAGGTAAATATATAAACACATATATTAATAATCCATTAGCAAGTCGTGAATTAGGAGTTTCGGCTTCATCAATAAGTAGTGTTGCTAGCGGAAAAAATAAATATTGTGGCGATTATTATTTTTCATATATAAATTATGGTGATAGTTTGCCGCAAAATATTTTATTTGATATAAATTACAATAATAACAATAATACTCCTGTAGCCCAATATGATTTAAATGGGAATTTTATAAAAAAATATTCTCGAAAAATTGAAGCTGTTCATGAATTATTTGGTAATGATTGTTGTAATAAGCTTTTTGATTTAAATAGTAAAACTGCATATGGATATATTTGGAAACCGTGTAAAATGGATGAAATTCCAATCAAAAAAATAGAT